ATGGTTAAATAGTCAAACTAAAGAAGCACAGATTAAGAAGGCTAGAAATAAAGCAACTGATATTAGTAAAGTCATAGAAGTGAAATCACTGCTATTAGAAGGAAAATCTCAAAGAGAAATCGAAAGACTGACAGGAGTATCAAGAAAAACTATTGGTCGAGTCATTAAAGGAGAACATACATTCTCCAATGAAATAGGTGGAGGTTTGAAGGATTGGCTCTAGGCTAATCCTTCTTTTGTTCTAAATGTAATTTTAATTGGCTTATCTTCCTCTGTATTTACACTCCACTCTTTATTCCTCAAATAGTATCCTACTGTATTAAAAGCATACTTATCTAGTTCCTGACCATGACGCTTTGCTAATGACAACATTAAACTAGACAGTGCTACTATTACTCCACCTGCAATTTTAAATTCTAGGGGGATTGGGAGTGTTACGACACCCAATGCGCCCCCAATACCACCGCCTAGATAGATAATTTGCTTTCCATTTAGACCATAAGCAACTACTTCACGTATTTTGATTCCTCTAGGAATTGTGTAAGTTTCCATGATTGGTCAACCACCTTTCTTTTTTTCATACTTTTCCTCAATTTTGAAGCTACAGTCGTAACAAATAACACCTGAACAACCTTGCTAGTTACAATCGTTCCTATAATAAATGGTGTACCCATTTTACATCATCCTTTCAGGAATTTTCCTAATTTCATCGCATTTCCTGTTACTCCTTTGCCTAGCATCCAAGCTGACTTAAATGGATTAACACTTCCAGTAGTAAACTTACGTAAGAATGTTGGTGTGCATATCATTAGAAACATGGTAGAGAATCCAATCATCATGCTATTAAATCCATCTATCCAACCATTTCCTGTTGCATGAGCAGTAACTTCAAATAGGAATACGCTACCTAGCGAAAGTACAATTCCATGTATCAAAGGTGTCGTTATTAAGGTAATAAATTCTCTAATTAATGTTCCTAACATTGCTCCGCCATCCACTACCCAAGATAGATTAGCTACAGGTGTTAATATACCAAGAATCGCAATTGTAATTTGTCTTACCCAATATTGGACAGATAGAATAACAGTCATAAATGCGAATCCGATAAACCAAAATACTAGACCAACGCTATTTGTTTTCTCTAATACACTATAGGGAATCAAGTGTGCTTCTAATACATTAAATAATGTTTTGATAACAAGATTGCTACCTTGTATTCCTAACGACAGGATATCAAGTGAAAGGAAAGTCATAATAGTTGAAGCTAAGAGTCTAATAATCAACTGTGAAGCACCGATAGTCGTTGAACCTAAGACATTTGCCTTGACCATATCAAACCCTTTTTTGCCTATAATGAGCATCACAAATGACATACAGATAGTCCATACTGCTCTAAACATTCCAATGACTTCATGATTATCAAAAAAGTCCTGTGTGTTCAGCAATGTATTTTGTAGCCAATCATTCATATGCCATATAACTGAATCTTTTCTTGCTACATTACCATCTATACCTATGCTGTCTCTTATATATCTATTTGTACCTCCAAATAATGCTTTTTCAGTTAGTTGACCAACAAAATTTGGAATAGAAGGATTTGGCATTAATGGATTATCAGGTGTAAATTCGTTTGCACTTGCAACACTGGTCATTCCTAGTGGTATGATAAATGATAAGAATCCTAGTACTTTTTTCATGTGTTTGCTTCGTCTGACTTCTCTGTTTTTTGAATTTATTTCAGTATATACCTTTTCTACACATTCATTAAATTGAATTTCTAGGGGCTTCTCTATGGAAACCCCGTTTATTTTGATATTCATAGGCTCACTCCTAGTAGGGCGACTAAGCCCTACGCATATTGGTATGGCATGGCGACAAGCGGATTGAATATGCTATTTTTAGTATAGTCTCTCTCAATACCTTTGCACATATTTAACCAACAAGTGGGTGCTTCAAATGCTCTCTGTTTGAAATCAAAACTACCTGTATAATAGTAAGCACACGTTTGGGCAGGAATCTCTGAAAATAGTACGTTCCAAGTAGATTTAGGATAGTAAGTTCTTTGTTCTAGATATGCTGTATATTCTCCTACAAATGTGAATGGACAACCACATACTAGATGTGCAAATACATCATGTACTGCTCTAAACTTAGCATTCTCTTCTTCATTTAGGAATGGATGACAATCAAATACAGTGTAAATTTTGATTACGCTATCTTCTTTTACTCTTGCTCTCATTTCTTTTGCACTTTCATATGGGTCATCCTTTGTAAATTCTACCGCATAAGGTATCATATCAAATAGTTTATTGGTTACTCGTTTAATCTTCTTAAACTCATTAGCAACATATAGTCCTTCTTCTCCTAGAAAACTATCCTCACAATATGCACGACCAATTTCATGTTTGATATAATCAATCATACTATCTCCTCCTATTAGGTAAAGAATTTCCAAGCACCATAGACCACTCTTGTAAGGTAGGGGGCAGAAGCAGTGATAGCTGTTCCAAGTACCAATCCAGTAGCTACCTTCTTAGCTTGTGTTCGTTTTTCACTATTTGCTCCGCCAGTTGCTAGAATAAATCCAACCCAAGCCCATACTGGTGTTGAGATATACATAAGTACTCTAAACATTGTCCAGTAGACTGTATTGAAGAATCTTTCAAGTGGACTAATATCAATTATTCCATCTGTTGCTAATGTTACATCTCCTGTAATCATTAGTCCTATTAAAGCTACTGCACCTAAGAAAGTTACTCCTATTAACTTTGCATATTTTGATAGGTCTCTATTAGCCAACCAATCTTTTACTAGTGATTTATTTCTCTCTATGAAATCACCTTCATATTTATCTGCTACATTATCAAGATAGCGTTGTAAATAGTCCTCATGGTTTACAACTGCTACATATCCTCTTTCTCTCGTTCCTACATTTACTCTCACTTTACCCACCTCTTATCCAATTTTCCATAGAAGAACTTACTGCATTGGTCAAACTTGCTCACTGTTTCACGTTTCATTGTACAATATAGACTACAATAGTTTCCGTTGTTCTGTAATACTGCTCTAATACACTTATCGCATCTTCTTTGAATCGACTGTTTTGCTATCATAAATGTGAACCTCCACGATAATTATAGTAGGGAGATGGGTATTCGCCCATTCCATACTCCATAGTATGCCCATCTGATAGAATGTGTGAATATAATATATCAATTATTTTCCTACTTTTTTCTGACTGTGGTAGTTTATTATACCAATCAATAACCTCCTTTCCTTTGTGGTGCTTTTCTCGTGCGTTAAAGGTGATTATCATTTTGTTACCTCCTAATAATTTTTGTAAAAAGTTGTTAACTTTTGTTATGGTAGAGTATATTATCAAATTATTTTGTCTTAGAACTGATTTCTTAATTTTTTTTAAAATAAAAAAAGAACTGAGATTTACTCAGCCCTTCGCATTCTTCGTATAAAAATCAACAATCTTATCAATCATATATTTTTGTTGTCTAACTGCAAGCACTCTATTAACCTGAATTTTGACAAACATATTGATTATGTAGACTCCTAACATGATAGCTGTTGATGTTTGATATGAGATTGTTGGCAGATTATGTACTAGTCCGACTACCCCACTATTCCAAACAAAGAATCCAATTAATCCTAGAAAAGACACGATAATTGCATGGAGGAAAAGTCCTCCTATCAGTTCTTTTGCTACATTCATTATCATTCCTCCTTTAAATCGGATAAACAATTACATTTGATTCATTAAATTGAATATTTCCACCTTCATCAAAATAAAGTACTGCGTGTGCTCTTGTCCATGTTGTCTTAATGAATTTTGAGCCATGTTTGTAATCAACATCATGCTGTAAACAACCTGTTTCCATTACCATAGTACCTCTATCAATCAACTTTCCTGCTTGGTGTGTATGTCCAATAATACATGCTTTATGTGGGCGATTCTTAACCATTTTGAAATGTTCACTAGTTTGAATAACCGTTCTCAATGGCACTGATGAATAATTGTCAGGGTGTCCAAAAATGGTATCAAATAATTGAATCCACCAAGAACCTACAACATGAACATTACCTAATGGCTCTTTTTTGAATACTGTTCCTGATTGAATTACTTCTAGCACATCTTGTGGGAATAAGAAGTGAAGGTCTACAGGAATAACATTTTTTATGTAATTTCTTAACCGTCTTTCATGGTTTCCTTCTACTACAATTACATCTTCAAAGAGTCTAGACACAATTTCTAAAAACTCTCTACCTTCCTGTAATTCTCGTTTTAGTGCAATTGTCTTATCCTTAGCAAACGTGCTCACATTAAACAGGTCAAGTATGTCACCGTTAAGGACAAGAATATCAGAGTCACTATGTTCTCTGAGAATATGGTTAACTAAATCATAAACAGTAAAGGGAATGTGTAGGTCAGCCATATAAAGAACTTTTAGCTTTCTCCCTTTATATTTATTTTCTATGTATTCTTGGATTCTATCACGCTGTTTATCAGCATTTTTATAAAGATATAAATCTCCATCCCTACCATCAGGAAGCTTAAAGAAGTCGTCTTCTTCTTGTAGTGTGTCATCTAATTCTATGTCAGACATTTTTATTGTTGACGATGTAATTGTCATGTTATCACCTAATACATCTCTTGTAATAGCGTATGTCTCTGCTTTACTAGCACCGACAGGGTTAGCTTTAATATGACTTGTATCAATTGATTCAATTGGGTTTATCTTAGTAGCCATAATCTGACCACTTTTGAGTAGTCCACCACCAAAGATGCGATTTTCATGTACTAATATATAATCTTCTACCTTATTCTCAGGCAAGCCTACCTCTTTTGCTATCTCTTTCAAAGTCATTCCTTGTGTCTTTAATCGGAAACATAAATTTTCTAGGTAGCGACTTTCTGTACTCATATTTTACATCCATCTCCTCTTGTTCTGCCTTTTGATATGTCAGTTATATATTGTTTAGAAACACCAAATCTATTTACCAATGCTTCCCTTCCATATTCGTTGCTATGTGGCTTATAATTATTTCTAATATACATAACTTGTTCATCTGTTAATTTTGCGTAATGATGTTCTTCTCCTGACTTCTTTAGCCCAATATCGAATGCATGTTCATTGTTTTCCTTTTGTGTAGCCCACTCTAAGTTCTCAACTACATTACATCTTTTATTTTCATAAGCAGAAAGGTTGAAGATATTCTTATGATTGACTGTCTCTTTATTCTCAGGGTTAGGAATAAAGGCTTCTGCAACCAACCTGTGGACTATAAAATGTCTTTCTTTTATAATCCTTTGATAATGCAATCAACATGTATCCTTGTGGATGGCTAGATTGTTTCAATATGTATTCTTTGACAGTATGCATTCTGCCATCTTTGCGAACAACAATTCTCGCCAAACTTTTAACTCTTCCTTTGTCACTGACCATGTAGTAGCCTTCGTAACCTTCGATATCTTTCCATTCTTCCATGCCTATCACCTCCTAGAAAGAGAAAGGGAACAACCCCTTTTACTCAAACCTCAACTTGATTAACTGACCAAAATTGTTATATTGAAAATCAGCTAGTAATCTTTCTGCAACAGATTCAGCTACAAACCCTTCCTGAACTAGATTAAGAAGCTCCATACGCATACTACTTACTGCTACCTTATATGCATCAATATTGTCGAAATAAACTTTAGGTACATGTGCTTGAGTTACTTCTGGGTTTCCTACTACCTCCTGCTCAATTCCTACTGGTACGTCATCATTAAGTGAAAAATTTGACATGTAACATCTCTCCTTATGTATTTTTATGGTGTAGCCCTCCCTTCACCATACACCATGTCGCTCCCCATATAAAGGAGCACCCTATTGTTTTACCAACCTCGTCTAATTGTCTTTTTTTCTCCTCTCTTCCTAATTATTTTTGGAACACCTATATCAGCTATAGTAAAATAGTCTATTATGTCTTCATTCGATTCTAATATTTCAACTACCTTATCAGTATTTCGTATTTGAAATAAGATGGATGTTCTATCTTCACCATAACCGAAAAATACAATCCTATTGAAACTAATGCCCAATACATCTATTTTTAAATCTGCTATCTCTTTTCTAACGTCAGCTATTGTCTTCATAACAACACCTCCATATTATACTTATATTATAACATACGACCATAGAAAATGCAAGGGTAAACTATATATCCTTGCAATATATCTATGTATTATACTTTCTTTGAATCAGTAAGATTAATTATAATGCCATCACCTAAATTAAAACAATTTTTTCCATCAAGCATTTCTATCACTCTATTAAGTACTTTATAATCATCAATACCAATTTCTTCTAAAATAAGTAGATGTTCTACACAATTTAATGCTTCTTTTGCCAACACGTTTTTTTCTCCTATTTTCTGCATTGGTCATTCCTCCATTGGAATTTAATATACTTGTTTTTACTTGTCTGTTTATAATATAAGTATAGCATAATACTTTTTTCTAGTCAAGGATAAATATGGACATAAATAGAAATTTTTCTAGATAACAAGCCCAAAAATTGGGAGTCGGCTAGTGGTTCTACCAACTCCCTTCAATATATACTATCATAATCATACTAAGCATTTTGGATAGAACTCCTATTTATAATACTTTCCAATTCTTTTACACGTTTTTCTAATGCATGAATAGTTTCCTGATTTTCCGCATTCAAATTTTGTAGGTACTGTATTTGTTCTTCTTTAGATTGGGCAACCTCAAATCCTTCGATATCTCCACGATAAACATACGTTATTGGAAATCTTCTAGAAGCAGGCTTGATAACTGTGAGAGTTCCTCTATTATCTAATTCCTTAATCGCCTTATGTGCTGTTGCTAAAGCTACTCCTGCTCCTTCTGCAATTTCCAACACAGTAGCTTCAATACGTTTGTTTCCTGATGCCTTAATGGTGTCAATAAAAAACCTCTCAACTTTACGCAAATTTTCTTTTGATACAGTGGACATTGTTGTATCACTCCTTAGTTTTTTCCCTCCCACTCAAATACATTGTAACATACTTATAATACATCGTCAATGCAAATTCAAGAAAGGGTATAAATGATTTATATCCATATTATACCCAGTCGAATTTTGTCCTATACCTATTTTATAAAATTATTTTTTTTATATCTTCATTTGCCTGATTATAACGCTCATGTGTGCCAATATCAAGCCAATAGAAATCATACTCATACATATATAGGCTTCCTTTTTCAGCATACTGAGGAAATAAATCTGTTTCTACCATAGAATATGTATCTTTTGGAATGTCTTTCAGTACTTCTTTATTTATTATGTATATACCTGCATTAATTAAATTGCCATATTCAGATGAAGTTGGTTTTTCAACGAATTTGATAATCTTTTCACATTCTGTAACTGCCACCCCAAATTGACTAGGATTCTCAACAGGTGTTAATGCAATTGTAATAAATGGATTCTTACCTTCTGTTATTGCATGTAAAAAATACATCCAATCCAAATTAATATCTGTTAGTATGTCTCCATTGAACACCACAAACGGCATATTGTCAAGCAAGTCTTCACAGTTCTTAATTGCTCCTGCTGTTCCAAGTGGTTTGTTTCCGTCTTCCTTATAATCAATTTTTATACCATAAGAACTTCCATCACCAAAATGTTCCACTATTTGTTCATGCAAATATCCAGTGCTAAAGATAATATGGTCTACTCCGTTTTCCTTTAGCAATTCTACGATATGTTCTAAGTGTGGCTTATCTCCTATTGGGAGCATTGGTTTTGGTGTATTATCTGTTAGGGGTCTTAACCTTGTGCCTTTCCCCCCGCTTAAGATGATTGCTTTCATTGTTTTCACTCCTTAGTGTAATCTCCATTCCTATATGGGTGTCCATATTTTCCATTGTTTAGATGCCCATAGTATGTAGCAGGATGATATGCTTCTGATGGAGTAAGTTCTTTCAGTTTATCGTTCATGTACTTCCTGTTTACATAGAATGCATTAACACCTTTACTATCAGTACACACTAATGCATAATCAAACTTGTTACATAGTCTAGTAAGTGATTGTAGACTTGAGCCATAATAGCTAGTTCCATCCCATATATGATTAGAATTATATCTCATAATCCATTCAACAGGGGATTCATAGTAAGCGTTATATTCTGCAACTATCACAAAAGGCTCATACTTACCTAGTATTTCTTTTAGCACCCAATAGTCATTACCATCTATATCAATAGAAAGCAAGCCAAAATCTTTAGGTACTAAATTACTATCAAATAATTCAATAATGTTGTCTTTAGTAATAAACGAATGGCATGTTTTTATATTAAAAATATCGTAGTTGCTTCTTAATTGCTTATAATAGTTTTCGTTTCCTTCTATCATAAGTCCTTTCCAACCTTTTTCATAAAGATACCTACAATTACACTCTAATCCTGTTTCTACACCAAACTCTACAAAGTAATCAGGTAGAAGGGAGATACGGTTAAGTATCTCCTGTATAATTCCATCCTCACCATTTTGTGAATAATATGATTTTTCATATTTATTTAGGTTCATGTTCTCAACCTTTCTTCATCACAATATTCTCAATGAAATCTTTTTGGTAGATATTATCTAGGCTATCTCTAATCAAATCACCATTAGGTGTTAATAAGTGATAGTGATAATGTCCTTCATATGATTTAAGCAACTCATAGAATGGCTGAGTATCTTCTTGCAACATGCTTTTATTAAGTTCAAATACAATAGTGTCAACTTGTTTATTGTCTAGGATGTTTTTCATTCCTTTAAACACATGATACTCTCCACCTTCTGTATCAATTTTAAGGAAGTTGACATATCCTAAATTTTCTTCATCTAAGGCTATTGTGCTTATTCGCATAGTATGCATTTCATCAGACTTAAAATCACTTAAGTATTGTTTACTATGCTCCTTAATAGAACTATTACCTTGAAACCTATCTGAAACATGGAAAGTTAACACAGTCCTTTCAGAATAAACACCTAATTCTTTTACAACAGCGTTATGCTTATGCTCATTAAGTGTTAGGTTATCTAATACTAGTTGATGTACCTTTGGGTTAGGTTCATAAGCAGTTACCATTCCTGTCTGCCCTACCTTATATCCTAGTAATACACTAAAATATCCAATGTTTGCTCCAACATCTACTACATTCATTCCTTCGCTTACATTCCGTAATATGTAGTTTGTTAATCCTAATTCAAAATATCCATCCAACATTAATCCAGTAGTTACACTCAAATCATCAGCTAGTGCATGAATCTTGCCACCCATTTGAAGAGTAACAAGCATTCTGTTATTGCCAATATAAGTTCCGTACATCTACAACAACACCTTTTCTATAGATTCTTTTAATATAAAACCTACATCATTCCATGACATTTTTTTCATATCTTCTCTTGCTTGCTTTCCTTTTACTTTAACTTCTTCTTGATTTTCATATGCGTGTCGCATTAGCTTTTGTAAGTGTGCCACATCTGCTTCTGCCCACAACATATCATCAGTAAATAGATGGAAGAAGTTTTGTGCAATAGCTTCATCATTTGCATATGTTGTTTGTCGTAGTTTGTAGTTGATTAGGTAGCCATTTTCTTCTGTAATAAAGTCTGTCTGACCACCCCAACCTGTAGCGATACATGGTATTCCACTAGACATAGCTTCAATGTAAGGCAACCCTACTCCTTCACCACGACTAGGTAGTACGAAAATATCAGTATTTGCATAAAGACCTCTTAATTCACTATCACTAAATAAGCTACTTGAAAAATATACTGGCGCTGAATTGGTTTCATTTTTTCCTAGATATTGCTTGTATTTATGTAGCGTTTCTAATACTGCTCGTTGGTCAGACTTAAGGGCATTGTTGCCCCAATATGATTTTACAACCAATGCAACATTATCTTTCTCTGAAAACTCATTCCAAAATGCTTTAAATAATTTATCAGGTGCTTTTCTATGTTGCCATTGAAATATTGACAGAAATTTAAATGTATCATCTAAACCTTCTAATTCAAATGGCTCATTATCAGGATTAAACTTTTCTGTATCTGAACCATGTGGAACTTTAAGAATAGGGACAGTTACTCCACTTTCCACTAACGCTTCAACATTTTGAGAAGACGGAACAATTACTGCATCAGCATAGTTTATAAAAGGAAACCAATTGGCAGGAACTTTTGTTGTCTCCCACACTGTATTGATAATTACCTTATCATATCCATTATGTTCTCTTTCTGCATTAGCATCAATACCATAAGGTTGAGCATGATAAACTAGAATTTGTTTCTTACTCATATCTCTAGGCTTTTGAATTAGTTCCTTTAATTTATTTACTTGCTCCATTTCTAGCACAGCAGAAGGAGTTCCAAAGTTTAAAGGTTCAATCTTAACATCTACTCCTGCCCTATCTAGAGCTAGAAGGTATTCTCGACTTGCACGAGCGTAGCCTTGTTGGTCATGTACGATTCCTTGCCATACAACTTGATAAGTCATTTTGTGTCCTCCTTAAATGCGATAAAAGCTAGGCTTGATATTTTTGTCTATTTTACTAACTTGTGGCTCTATATGTTTTACTAGCTTTATAAATTCATTATTTATAACTTTCCAATCCATTTCTAATGCCTTACTTCTACCTTTACTTCCTAATTCTTTTAGCTTACTAGAATCTTTCTTTTTCCAATCATTATAGAAAATTCCAAGTTTCTGAGCCAAATCATCAGTGTCAGCTAGTGCCTGTTCAATGCTCCTGCCCATAATCAATGTGTCTTTGACTTTAATTAATTCTTGTCGGTCAACTACCAATTCCGTACAAGCTGAAAAGTCAGTAACCAACACAGGAGTTCCTGCTGATTGAGATTCTAAGATTGGTAACCCAAACCCTTCTGCCATTGTCGGTAATGCCATAATGTCAAACATATTATATAACTTATTCAATTCTTCATCAGGCACACCTTTTAAAGCTGTAAATCCATTTGTTGCAAATGCCTTATCATTAATTTCAAATCTTCCAATTAATTCGTCAACATTCCAACCTACATCACGAATTTGCATATGTAGATACAAAGCTACATCATCTTTATTTTTTGCGAATTGTGCAAATGCCTTAACAAGTGCAGGTATATTTTTTCTTGGTTGGTTTCTAGCTACACAACCTACAACAAACAAGTCATCTCTTCCAATAACTGACTTCTTGATTGAATCTGAATCTTCTAGTGGTGTAAATAAATCTGTGTTAACTCCATGTGGGATAAACACTGGATTCTTGCCTAGAATTTCTTTTACCAATCCATATGCAAATTTACTGAACACTACAGGTACATCTACATTTTTCATCCAACTATGCCAATTAGGAGGTACAGGATACCCATCAATAGGGAAGTAGCTAACCCAACACACCGTCTTCCTTTCTTCTAAGTGTGGAACATATTCAGTCATCCAAGGGTCTCCTAGCGTAAATAGAATATCAGGTTGTTCATCTCTGATGAATGTTGCTAGTTTATCTTCTCCGAAATTCTCTTGGTGTGTATTACATGGAATAATTTGAAATGGGAAGTTATGTTCTCTACCATCATGCCCCCATCCAATCACTGTGATTTCATGTCCTGCATTATGTAGTGCCATTGTCAACTCTTTACTTACTCGACCATAGCCAGTAGAAATAGTGGGACTGTCACTCATATATATAATTTTTGCCATCTTGTCATCTCCTATATTTCAGGTAAGAATAAATCTTTGTAATAATTTTCTTCTAGTCCATAATGGTTTTTAACAGTATCAGCTAAGTGAAACAATCCTTTATATTCCTCAATAATTAATTCAACTCTTTCTTCTTCTTTGGATTCCACATGAATCCTTTCTCCGATAATAAGTTGAAATAATCTATCATTAGCAATACCTGTGTCGCAAATCTGGATTTCCTTTTTTCCACGCTTGATAGTTTTTGTAACATCTAGGCTATCTTGTATAGCTTTGAAAACGTTATCCACATCAATCCAACGTTTCCCATGCTGATATACTCTTAGATACATTGATGCATATGTATCAATAGTTTCCTTTATTACATCATTTGCAATCCTACCAATCATAATTTCATAATCCTCTAAGTCACGAGTTGTATAGATAAGACCTCTAGGATTCTTTATTGAGCCATCAGGCTTTCTAGTTCCAATTACACGAACACCATACATGTTACTCTTTGGGATTGGTCTTTGTGGTATTGTTATGAAGTAGTGTTCCATTTAATCACTCCTAGTTAATTAAAGAAGGGGAAGAACCCCTCCATATGTATTACTTACTGTTTTTATCAGCATTGATTTGAGAAATGACAGCTTTAGCTTGTTCTTGTGTTAAGTTTTCTAATTCAGATGCTCCATGAACAGCAACTAGGTTGTTTAGATATTCTGTTGCATCAAATCCTTTTGTCCTTGCAACAATTTTTACTAGATTACCAATTGCTGTCTTCTGAGCAGGGCTAATCATTTCTACTGATTGACCGTCACCATCTTTACTAGTTTGTCCTTGTGTGCTTTCTTGCTTGCCTTGATTCTTCTTAGCTTCTGCCTTTGCTAATGCTTCTTGTCGTTTCTTTTCTTTATCTGCTTCGCTCATTCCATTATTGCCTGATGGCTTATTTGCTTCTTTATATCCACCTTGACCGCTTGCGTGATTACCATCGTCATCATCTTCTGAACTTAATCCTAAGATAGCTGACAGGCTATATCTACGAGCGTAAGTCAAGCTACTTCCTGCTCCTTGGGCATTAAACTCTTTAACTCCTCCACCTTTTGTTTGATATGCAGGTAGGGTTAATGGGTCTGACTCAATCCATTGTCCTGATTCATGCATTAGCAATGTAGTTACTATGATAGCTTCACCGAATGAACCTGTTGACTGAATGAATGAAAGTCCATTATCTGCTAAAACTGGCTTAACAGTATTAATAACTACATCCAATGGTGCATATTTACTTTTAAACTGAGGGTTAACTGCCGAGTTAGAAGGATTCTTAACGTCTGCCTGAAATTTAGATAGTGCCTTTGCAATTTCATTAATATTTTCGCTTGTTCTCATATGTACATACTTCCTCTCTAATTTGTATTACATTTATATTATAACATACTAACTATTAATTAGTCAAGGTCTCCAAAGAATAAATCTTCATCTTTTTCATTTTTAAAGTCCTCATATCCTACTTCTTCCATTGACTCAAATAACGCAATAGCTTCATCAAGTTCTTCTCTGTATTCAATATAATTTCTTGTGGCTAAATCAGCAAAGAGACTATCTAATAGAATCCATTTATTTCTGTTAGGGTCATTATAAAGCATTATTCCTTGAATCAAATCTTCATCTTCATAAACACCAACTGCTATAGTTACTTTACTTGTTATCCAACCTGCTAAAGTTTTACCTTTGCTTTTTGGATATGTAGTCATAAGATAGTCTCTTACTTCTTTTTCATTATTGAATATCATTTGGTTTCCTCCTCCAAGTATTTAACAATTTCATCAATCTTGGACTTTCCAAAAGCATATCCTCTATCAAAACATTCTTGTATTTTATCAAATTCCAACACAGTTATGTCGTTGATTTCAGGGTTCATGTAATAACCAAAGTCACCCCTGTTACCATCTACTACTCGTGCCATTAGGATATTAATAGCTTCATGACCAATATCAATAAATCCGCCTGTTATGACTTCACTTGCATATCCTAAGTCTATAGAAATAACCTTCTCAGCACCTAGAGCGACTGCTACATCTGATGGTAAATTATTAGTTAAACCTCCATCTACCAATCTTATTCCATTAATTGTTTTAGGAATAAAAACAGGTGGGATACCACTTGATGCTCTAGTAACAGTACTTAGTGGAACTTTTTTGCCCATCATTACTGTTATATTGTTATCATTGACTTTTTGTGCCTGAAATCCTTTTGTCTCGCTTAGGAATATAGTTTGTTCTCCTTTATCGATATCTGTTGCAACGATGCCTAGCGGTTGATAAACATCCTCTAGAGTTTTTCCTCTAAATGCATTCTCCAACATCTTCTCTAGCTTATCTCCTTTAACAAATCCTTCGATATGCGTAGGTGTAAATATATTTTTCAATATATGACCATAGGCAATATCAACTATGTTATTCATGTTTAAAAATTCTTTCAGTGCCTTATCAGGGCTATATCCTAAAGCTAACAAACTAGCTACGATAGAGCCTGCTGACGTACCTGTAAAAATCTCAGGATAGATATGGTTCTCATAGAGTGCCTTTACAATGCCTAAATGAGCAGAACCCCTGACACCTCCTCCTGCTAATGCTAATCCTACTTTAACTCTTGTTGCCATCCTCATACCTCCTAATGATTAACTCCTACAAACATATACAATCCAAACCAAATAAGAAGACCATAAAACAAAATTTCTACAAGGCTACTATTCTGCTTAGACCAATATTTGTATCCACAAAATGAAATTCCATAAAACAATAGAATTGAAAAAATAATTTTAAGCACTTCGGGCATAATACATACCTCCTATTAAAATGAATTTAAAATAACTAACATGAAAACATACAATACTGTCCAACCAAAATACTTTAGCAAATCTTTGAATGTTTTATCTTCCTTGATAAAACCACTCCAACACTTACTTCCTACATACATTGAACCAAGTAGAAGTGCTCCTCCAACACAAAATTTTAAAAATTCCAACATACACATCAACTCCTTTGTATTATAGTTATATTATAAATGAAAAAGAGAGAAATGTCAAGGACAAATCTCTCAAATATGTTTTAAATTAGATATATTTTTCTAGCTTTTCTTTTACATTATCTGACCAACCTACTAGCTTTTCATCACCAATAACGGTCACTGGAACACTCATAATACCAAACTCTAAGAATTTCTCTTTATCGGCAGGGTTAGTATCAATGTTAATATATTGAATGCTAACTCCTTTATCTTCAAAAAATGCTTTTAATTTATTGCAAGATGGGCAGTTATTTTTTCCGTATACAGTTATCATTATGTATTCCTCCTAAATTGAACATGATTGGTTTCCGCATGATTTACAGCGTGGGCAATTTTCTTCTAAGATGAAAGATTTGCTTCCGCAATTAGCACACTCCCAATCGTCATATTTTCCTTTTACTTTAGATACATACTCTTTTTCTTCTTTATCTGTAGTATCTACCTCCTCATCACCGTCAACAGATAGAATCTGCTCATCTCTAGAGCCATCTACATAGATAGTCATTCCTTTTAAACCCTTACTGTGTCCGTACTCATAGGCTCTCTTAACTTCTTCTAGCGTATATCCTTTTGGAGCATTGACTGTTTTTGAAATAGATGAACATACATATTTTTGAGCAACAGCTTGCACATCAACATGCTCCTCTGGTGATAAATCCATAGAACCTACAAAGTAAAAAGGTAGTTCCTTATCAGGGTTTCTATCCATATAAACCTTTGCTACACCTGCATACTGAACAGTATTACCAACTCTAGACATTCTGTGATACTTCATTGCGAAGTGTGGTTCAATTCCAGTTGATACTGAACCTTGAACATCTAATAGTGATGGTGTCATACTTCCTGTTGTTCCAGTTGGGGCAATTGTAAGAATAGTTAAGTTTCTAATACCATACTTCTTGATTCGCTCTTTGATGCTGTCAGGCAATGACTGAACAAATTCGCTTTGAAAATAACCTTCTACATTGAATAGTGGGAATGCACCTTTCTCAATAGCTAGGTCAATTGATTCATTGTAAGATACATCACGAATAAATTCAAATACCTTATCTAATGTTTGGTTTCCTTCCTCTGAGCCATAGCGTTGCCTTAAGGCAATCAACATATCATGAACGCCAAGTACACCAAGACCTAATCTTCTTTCACCTAATTGCCATTTCTTCATAGCCTCATCAAAGAAGAATGTAGCATCAATTACATTATCAAGGAATCTAACACCAATTCTTACAGTCTCTCTTAGTAAAGACCAATCAATTTCATAGATTTCACCTTCATCATCACTACCAACTACACTAATCATTCTTCCTAAGTTAACTGCTGATAGATTACAAGTAGAGTTTCCAAGAATTGGTTGCTCACCACATGGGTTAGTTGCCTTAACTTTACCTAGATAACGACCATTATGTTTTCTATTAATCTCGTCAATGAATAAAATTCCGGGTTCTGCTGATACTCGATTACTTTCATTCAGCTTATCCCACATATCTCTTGCCTTGATTGTTCTATGTACTAAAACAGGATATCCTTTTTCTTTCCATGCATCAATATCGCCATTCCACTCTGCATTATATTTTTCGAAGCTAGTATCAGGGAACACTAAATCCCAATCACCATCTTCCTCAACAGCTTTCATGAATGCATCGGAGATTAATACAGATGAGTTATTACCTTCCATAAATCCTACTTTTTGTTTCGCACCAATAAAGTCTTCTTTGAAGTCTAAGTTGTCTTTATCGTTTGTATAGAATACATCAGGATGCCAATCATGGATGGTCAACATTTGAGCACCTCTTCTATTGGCTTGTTCAATGAAGTTAGTAAGACCTGAGAACATATTTCCAATGAAGACTGCACCTGTGCTTCTACCTTTTGTTTGACTTAATGCACTATATTTAGGTCTGAAAACTGATAGGCAAGTTCCTACACCGCCACCACGAGCCATAATCTCGCTAATTCTGCCCATGTGATGGAAGATAGCTTGACGAGAATCTACACCAGTATTAGGGAATGCAGGATTTTTTTCTACATCAATAACATAGCAGTTAAATAGCGTTACCTTAGAATCATCACCTGCTCCTGTTAGTATTCTTCCTGCGGGAACTAAATTGAAATTAGACACAGCATTAAAAAATCTATCATATGATTCATCTTGCTTCTCTTTATTTTTTTCAACACTAGAAATTTTTCTAGCTACTCTATCTGCTGTTTCTTCATATTCAGTCTCTAGTAAAACGTCAATATTATGTATATCTTGAACGAAAATATCATCAGGGAAAGTATCTTTATAGTCACCTGAGTCTAACTTAACATGTACCTTGTCACCTTCGACCTTTGATATTTTTCCTAATTCTCTTGTTGGGTATTTACCATCTTTTGTTAAAACGACAACAGCTTGCCCGATATTTAGATATTGTTTTTTGTCTAATGCCTTTCTTGCGTACCTTGTGTGGTGTAATTTCCTATGGAATCCTGTTAATTTAACTGACATACTTAAATCTCTCCTTCTATTCTCTTATGTATTGTCTAGTTAATAGTCTTTTGAATGAATACTCACAATTAAATGGAAGCCAGTTAAATCTGTCAGTAGGCACTTTAATAGTTGATTTGCCATAAACATTTACAGGCTCAATATCTAATTCTAAAATTTCTTCTGGATTAACTAGAATAAATCTTGGGTTATCAGTTGCAAAACCCATTACAAATAGAATTACAACTTTGTCTAATTCTTTGTATTGTTCTAATTGTTTTACCTTAAAATAACACTCTCTAGAGTGTGGGTTACACACTTTAACCTCAATGAAGTTAGCCCTAATCCTTCTACTCTCCTTATATTTGAGCAAGTAATCAGGAAACAGGTCAACGTTAGCAATCTCGTTATTATTATCAAACGAAATCTTTCCTTCTTCACTTGAACCTACATAGACTAAATCGGGGTTTTCTACATCACTGTTATTCAATATATCTCGAAAGATATTGATAGACTGAACTTCTGCACTCAACCCCTTCTTCATGTCTGCAATAAATTCTTCTTTTGTCCTGTTGTCGAATTTATAATTATCTACAGACATATTATCAACTCCTTTTTATATTATACATGTATTATAAGAGGAAGTCAAATTAAACTTCCTCACAACTAATGCATCTTACCCAAAGTTCACCTTCGGTTGCAATGTTTACTTTTCTTGTTCCTTTGCAAACACGACATTCATCGAAAATATATTCTTCTAGCTGTAACCAATCAATTCCACCGTTCATTTGAGCATAGATACCTTTATCGTCAATGTAACAATGTGCGAAGATTTTTCTTCCACCTTCGCCCCATTCTGCCCTCTCAGAAGGTAAAATATCATTAAATGAATCATATTCAATATTGTGTTTGTCTAGAAAATCCTTTACCAATTTCTCTTGATGACCTGTTCTGCAAGTCCAAATGGCAATCTCTCCACCATTCTCTTTAATTCTTTGGAGGACTCTATCTGCATGAGGTCTAAGTTCGCCAATCTTAGGGAATTTAGTACCTTTTGTAATCGTGTCGTCAAAGTCAACTGCATATGTTTTAAATCTCATTGGCTTTCCTCCTTGGGTATCTTAAACTTATTTTTATTCGTTTGCATATGCTCTAGCAAGACTGTTGCAAAATGGTAGAATCCATATATGAACAGGGTCTTGTAGCGAAGGTGTTACATGTGGTATAGGTGAATTTAGTCCATGACTAGATTCTATTGTTCTCATGATATCATCGAATGTATCTTTATCTACCGAACCTAATAGTGGCAACAATGTAATCCTTACATCTAGTGGATGCATTAGATTCTCTACAACGATAAAGCAATCTTGGTCTTCATTATATTCCATTTTAAATCTAGTCATATCTTGTAGTAAAATTGCCGACCTTACTACATCATGAACATATTCAGAACACTGTAATACTTCTAAGAATGTATCCGAAAATTCTAAAGCCTTTTTAGTCTCTTTAATATGTGTAGTTTGATTTTGATAGAAATCAGGTACTTTTGATAATGAATCTACTGTAAAACTCCTTATTTTTTCATCTTGGATTTGCTCTATGTCGCTCATAAAGATTTGGAGTAAACTCATTATTGCTCACTTCCTAGCTGTTTCAATATCTCAGTTCTAACAATAGTCATTAGAACATCTTTTGTTAATTCCTTAAGTCCTGTGTTGTTTTTTATTACATAATCATATTGTCCTTTATTTTTTAATTCTTGATGGTACATAGATAGCCTATTACCTATCTTTTCTATATTGTCACCTCTAGTCTGCATATTTTGAAAACTATCTGCAAAACTAGCATATAGGAAAATTGAGACCACATTATCATACTTATCCTTAATCTGATTAAATCCATGATTATCACAAATAAAGAATGCATGACCTTTATTTAACTTATTACATAACTCCTCTACTGAAAGACCGTAATAGTTTCCATCGTAGAGAGTATTCTCTACTAATCCATTATTTCCAACCATCTCTAGATACTTTCTATATTCAATGAAATTATAGTCTTTTCCTTCTACTTCACCTTCTCGTTTTTGGCGAGTTGTAAAGCTAACTAATTCATTACTCATTACTTCTCTCATAATAGAAGTTTTGCCTGAACCACTCGGACCTGTTATACAGAATAGTATATTGCTCATTTAGTTTCCTCCTTGTATTCTTTCAATAAGAACTCTAGAATTTCTAAGAATCTATTTTCTACATGAACATTACCGAATCGTGGAATTTGAACCCCATCGTAAACGATTTCAATATCTTGAAACTCATCAGGATTTAACATTAACTGTGGTGCTTCATTACCTAGCATAAAATCATCGTAATGCTTGACTGTTCTCCATTCCTCTTCTGTTGGTTGCGGTAGTTCGAAATGCTTCCACACACACTTATGTATAGCATCTTCCATATCGGTATATATCTTTCCTAGTAGCTTCTTAAGTGGTCTTGATACATCTCCTACATATGCTTCCGTTGCATCATGCAATAAGCAGTATAATTGAATCTTAGCTGACATGTTATCTTTTCTTGCTTGCTCCGCACATAAAATAGAATGTGTTCCTACACTATAGAAGTAATTAGTGTGACCTGTAAACCTACAAATATTTGATAATGCATGAGCAATATCTATTCTATCAACTTCTTCTGCTCTAGGGTCTAGGAGGTAAAAATGCTTACCTGAGTAAACCATAATCCATTGTCCTTTACGTTCCATATACATCTCTCCTTAGTTGAAAATAGGGAGGGGGTATTAACCCCAACCCTTATAATCCGTATAAATCAGATTCAATCTCTTTAAATGAATCTCCATATGTAAAACCTGTTATACGACCATTAGCATGCCTATGGTTAAGGTCTTCATCATATGCTCTTTTGTAATATTCTAACTTTGCATCAAAATTACTAGTTGGATTAATAATTATTTCTTCACTAGGTATTCCTTCCATCACTACAGTAATAGCAAAATACTTAGAACCTGATTCTTTTGCTACTTTAAAGCAAGTTTCAAGGTGTTTTATTTTCATGTTATTCGACACCTTTCATTTGACCTTTTTCAAATTCTCGCTCTTGTCGCAAGAATCCTACAAATCCATCTAACTTATCTAGCGCATCTACTAACGCAAAAAACTCACCAATTTCCTTACTATAAAAATCAGGATTTACACATGCAGAAGTTCCTATGATTTCAAATCCATTATGAGTTTCAATAAGACAAATAGTAGTTTTTCGACCTAGCTTAGTGTATCTTTCAAATACTACATTCTCACTATAAAGTTCTTTTTGATATTCACTTAGTTTTAACTCCATTATTCTTTTACCTTCTTTCTTCGTAATGTAGGTGCGATAAAGTAAGACTCTGCTGTTTCATCTAGCATCTGTTGAATTTCTTCGTTTCCTTTTATTAACTTATCAACATCACCTTTATTTACTGATAGCAATTTATCAAAATCTTTAGGGAACGCTGTAATAACAGTTGAAACATCGTAATTCTTTCTAATGTTATTTGTAACATATAGTTGACCGCCAGTTACTTTGATTGGCTCATTATCGGTTGATTTCAATTCCTCTTTGAACTTATTCTCAATTTCAAATTTCCTATCTTTAAGAATTTTCATAAGAGTATTCACTCTTGTTAACTCTTCATCCATATCTGTAAATTCTCTTTCCTTTTCAACATCAGGGTCAGTTGCTAGTAACTCTAGGTAAGCATGGCAACCATGACGAGCATCGCACCAACCACAATATTTATTTAATGTAGCTTTAGGTGATGTGTCTTCTTTAATTTGATGGTACATATGGATTAACCAATCTTTGAATATTTCCAGTTCCTCGTCTGTTCTGTATGAGTAAACTCTTTCTCTCAATCTAACATAGTCAAGTTCAAGGACAACATTCTCAAATTCAGGATACATATATTGAGCAACTAAAGCATACATGCTTAACTGTTCATCTGAACTTGCTTCTTCTCTTGATAATGCAACTCGACTTGTTTTATAGTCTCTGATTTTAAGTGTTGCTCCATCAGGCATAACATCAATTCTGTCAATGAATCCATATATGTATGGCTTATCGTCATTTTCTAATTTTTCTAGGAACACCTTAATCTGTTCATAATCAGAAAAGTCTACTCCATCTGTATCAACAACAGTGTTATCTAATATGTTAATAGCGAATGGTACTTCAAAACCAATTGCCATAATTTCATCTTTGTTATTATCCATTTCAAAGTTTTCAACCATCTCAATACCATCTTTATAATATTGAAGGTCTACAACGTCTGCTTTTCTCCATTCTTCCTCATAGATTTCACGAATGTCTTTATCTTCCTGAAACCATCTTTCGAATACTGTATGAAGCATAGTTCCAAATCGTAAATGAATCGCATCAGACCGTACTTTATTTTCATATGCCTGATAATATTTTTCTGAACACTGTAAATATGTTTTTAATCTTGATGCTGATAAATAATGAATTATCATATAATCACTCCTTAAAAATCAGTGGGGGACTAATGCCCCCTATGTATTTTACTTTCTATGTTTTGCGATTTCAGCCTTAACTTCATCAACTGTATATCTAGCTAATCCATAAATTAAGATTAAGTCGCTAATACCAACTGTGCGGAAGAATGTTTCTCCGTTCTTGTATCGACCAGTTACAATCATGTAACCAACATCTTCTAGGTTAAGTACATCTGCCACACCTTTAACTTTTTCAGGTGCTACCTCTGTGAATGGTACGTCAATAATGTCATCTCGTTTGTTTTGCATTTGTTTTCCTCCTTATCATTATAGTATAATTATATTATAAATTAATAGAAAAGTCAAGGGTATACCGTTTTTTATATTCCTCTTCTATTTTTTCTAAACCTCTTCGTATAATGGAATAAATATTGTGATACTTCATTTCCATTATGTCAGAAATATCTCTAGGTCTTAAGTCATGGAATAAATATAATTTTAATATCTTTGACTTTTCTTCATCGAACATTGATGTTATTATTCTATCCACATTATCTCTGAATTGATGTTGAAATGCTATATCCTCAACTGTAGCCATTGCGATAATAGAATACCTTGTGTCAATATCTCTTTCCAATCCTACCATAACTTCTTTTATTGTGAATATGTTTCTCATTTCAGCGTTCCAATACTCTAATTCTCTGTTGCATTGGTTTACCATGAAAGTCTTAGCATAGCTAAGGAAACTAGGATTCATAGGGTCATATTCTACACATGCTTCGTATAGTGCATTACGACATATTGCATAAAAATCATCATATTCAAACTTAATATGTAGACCTGAATAGTAATCTGATAGGTGAACCATGAGAGGTTTAGATAACCTCTCTAGTTCTCCGAATGAATCAGGGTCTCCTTCTTTAGCCTTTCTCACTAATCGCTTTGTCTTTTCCTGCTCAAATTGTAACGGTGTCATTATGCTACATCCAACCTTTCTATTTCATTTGAAATTTCATCTTCTTTGTCATATAAGCTGACTAGTTCATTTGTAATTTCAACGATAAGGTTGGCATCTTCACCTAGCAGGTCAACAACTTCTTCAATTTCACGAATGAATTTGCGAACTTCTAAAAGCTGTTCCATTAATTCATGCCTTGCTAATGTCTTTGCCGAGTTGCGATTAACTTCTACTAATTCAACAACATTAACTTGTGGATTCTCATTGAAGTAATCAATATTACCTTTTATAAATATTATCTTTCCTTCTTTGATAATGTTATATAATTGCTCATATTGTTGATTAAAGACAGTACATCTAACATCACCTTGGTAAGCATCCTCAATTACGATACTAGCCATCTTCTTGCCTTCATTTCTTCCACGCTTTATGGTGATTTCTTTTATTTGTTTAATTACTCCACCAGTAATAACGAATTGTCCTTGTGGTAATCTTTCGTACTCAACTTCATCACTTTCAGATTCAGTATCGCTAATAATATAATTTCCTTCTTCGTCTTCTACATCAAGAAAATTAGAGACCTTATGCTCTATTGGATAACCATTATTAATTACATCAGCAGGATGAGTTGTTTTGCTTTGGATATAGTGAATTAATCCTTCTAATGGATGGTGTGTCATATAAAAACCTGTTAGCGTTTTTTCCATATTGCATAGTTCTTCATTTGAAAACTCCTCAACTTCTTCTACTTCATAATCATAGAATGGCTGAAAGAAAACACTTATGTCTTGAACTGGATGCTTTCTTTTTTTATTTCCTGCGATTTTCTTTTTAACGCTTGCGCTTATTTCAAGTAAGTCTTCTGCTACCTTAACAAGTGTTCTGCGATTATAGCCTAAGAAATCAAATGCTCCTGCTTGTGCTAATGCAAGTACAACTGTCTTATTTACTGCTGAACCTGTCTGCATGATGAAGTCAGAAATAGTTTGGAATCCTTGTTTAAAACGAACTGCAAGGATATTCTCTACTGCTTTCGTACCTACACCTTTAATACCATTCAAGCTAAAGTGAACACCTTTACGGTCAGCAGATACTTCAAATTTCAATGTTGAACGGTTTACATCAGGTGCTAGTAGTTTTAGTCCTAGTTTCCTAGTCTCGTTCAAGTATGGGACAATCTTTTCTAGCTTCTCACCAATATATGATGTCAGTACACTAGCCATAAAGAACTCAGGATAATATGTTTTTAACCACATGGATTGATATGCTAAGATTGCATAGGCAGTTGAGTGAGATTTATTGAATCCGTATCGACCAAAGGTTTGAACCTGACTCCAAATAAATTCAGCTAGTTCTTTTGGACTCATATCTTGATGTGGAGATTCTTTACATCCATCAACGAATTGTTCATTTTTTAAACATCCATTTACGAACTTATCTCTTTGCTCAGGCATTTTATCCATCAATTTTTTACCTACTACCTTACGCAATTCATCTGATTCAGGCAATGAATATTTTGCTAATGCAACTGAACCAAACATAAGTTGCTCTTGGTATACGAAGATACCGTATGTAGGCTTTTGGATATCTTCAAGTAGTGGATGGTCATATGTTACTTCCTGCTCACCACTAGCACGAGCCATATAGATATCAACCATAGTCTTTCCGTAGTTAGGGTCATTCTCGTCTTCTATCTTCATATCTAGCGGACCTGGTCTATATAGCGAGTTTACAGCACTCAAGTCTTCGATTGATGTTGGCTTCTGTTTCTTAAGTAACGCTTTCATTCCATCAGATTCAAACTGGAATATTCCTAGAGATTCTCCTTCTTGGAATTTATCAAATACTTTCGGGTCTGAGAAGTTAATCTTATCAATTTCGATATGTTCGCCTAGATGTTCGTAAATAGAATTAACTGTATTTTTGATAACGGTTAATGTTCTTAATCGTAGATAATCCATCTTTACGAATCCAAGTGTTTCTAACTCAACCATATCAAACTGTGCTGTTAAATCTCCGTTTTTACCCTTCAATGGTACTAGGTCAGTTAGCGGAAATGGCGATATGACTATACCCGCCGCATGTTGTGAGGTATGCCTTTGTAACCCTTCTAAGCGCAATGATGCATCAATGATTCGTTTAAAATCCTCGTCTTCATCATATAAATTCTTGAAGTCGCTATACTTAGCAAGTATGTCTTTAATCTTAATACCTAACTCAGTAACCTTTTTGGTTAATGTATTGATGGTGTTATAGTCATACCTTAGTACTCGTGCTACATCCTTGATAACTGCCTTAGCTGACAATGTACCATATGTACCAATCTTACATACTCTATCATGACCATATTTCTCTTTTGTATAGTCGATTACTTCTTGAATCCTGTCATAACAAAAATCAAGGTCCACATCGGGCATTGATATTCTGTGTGGGTTAAGGAACAATTATGTTATCGGTAGGCTCTTTATCCTACCTTCTCATGCTTTCACATGAGTTCAGACTATATCATCATAAAATACAGCTTTCTTTCTACCAATGTATATTGTGGCATTATCATACATTATGTATGATAACTTAGCTATGTCACCTTTTCTATATACTCTAAGGTACTTAGCTTGACCCCTAGAATCATCTACGATTGCAGAATTAATACCGAAACTTCTTAGTTGCTCCTGTAAGCCATTAAGGAAATTATCACTAGCACCTGTTACACTTACTACTTTGTAATTTCCATTCCTATATACACTACCATCACCATCAAACACACCCCTTAAAAAATGACCAAAGTTTTCATTATCAATCTTTGGATAAGCTAGTGTATGTGACTTTCTTTGCTCTAGTCCTTGTTCTTTAAGATATTCAATCGCATCTCTATTCATATTGACTAGTGCATATCCTTCTTGATGGCTACTGCTTCTAGGCTTACTAATATAGATTTTTCGGTCAGGACACATAATCGGATGGAGTTGTTCAACAATATCCATATCAGTTGTGGATATTGTAATCCTTTCACTCTTGCCCTCTTGTTGAGATAGGCAACCATCTGTCCAAATTAATCCTATCATATAATTCTTTACTTCCTCACTATGCTCTAGAAAGTTTGGGTCTTTACTCAATTGCTTATGTGTGTTGCTACAAGTTATTGAGCAATATTGGTTATTTCTTTTTGGCATTTTGCCACCACAATTTAAACATTTCTTTTCCATTCTACTCACCTCGTACAATTAGGATTTATGATACTACCTATTATATACTTTGGCTTTCGCTGTATTTTATGCTCTGCTTTCGTGGGATATTCATCATAGCTTCTGCCTTAGATTACTAATCCTAGTCGTTGAGCCTTCATCCTATTTCTAGGAAGCTTGGTTGCTGATTGTCCAATCCTTGCTATTTTTAACCTTCACGATTATCATTACTGATTGCGTTGTGGTTAGCAAGGCTCTAAGGAGTTTCCAGCAATTAACAGAGTTTAATGAACGCATCTGTTTACGCTCAAATAATAGATTATAATGCAATGGGTCAACATCTGTAATACGAAGTGAGTATGCAACTAGAGAGCCTGCACCTGAGCCACGACCTTTTCCAACAGGGATATCTTCTTCTCTACAGAAGCGCAAAACATCCCACAGGATGATAAAATATGTTGGGAATCCCATATCATTAACGACACCCATCTCATATTCTAGTCGTTCCCAATAGTCTTTCTCAGTGTAACCTTCTAGGTCAACTTCACCATGTTCAATACGCTCTTTAAGTCCTTCTTTCGATAAGTGCTCAAAGTATGACTCCTTACTTGCAAATGGCATTGGAATTGGGAAGTCAGGGAATAAATAGTCTTTGGTTTTCCATTTGCCTACTAACTTGCCTTTCTTTTCTTCTACTCCTTTTAACTCAATATAGTCATCAAATGTTACATTACAACGCTCTGCGACCATATTTGTATTAATGAGTGCTTGCACAGCTTCTTCTCCGAATTGCAAAGCCATCTCAAGCATTTCATCGTCATCTTTAACATAGAACTCATCAGTATTTGAGAATCCTTCATACACACCATTTACTAGTTCATCGTAATACTGACCGATACCATTAGCAAAGTGAATCCTATGAGCATCTGCATCTGACCTCCATGTATAGTGCGAGTCATTTGTCATAACAAGCTGAACATTGTGGTCATGTGCTAATTTAATAGTTAGAGGGTTTAATATCTTTTCAATCTCCAAACCATGATTTTGAAGTTCAAGATAATACCTGTCTCCAAATACTTCTTTATACCATAAACTTAGATTATATGCTCTTTCCATTTCTCTGTTGGCGACATCTTCTTCTCCGTTGTCTAATGCTATGCTACTTCTTTCAAAAGACCTTGCTATATCAGTTCCTACATGGGCATTAATAGCTATTACACCTTTACTATATTTCTTCAAAATTTCATAGTCAATTCTTGGCTTGCCATAGAAACCTTCGTTAAAACTTAAAGTGGTAAGTTTGCATAGATTCTGATAGCCTTCAAAATTTTCTGCTAGAAGAACTAAGTGACAAATTTCGTGTACAAAATCATCACCTGCATGCTCTTCCACAACCATAAATTCACTTTTTTGTTGCAACTGCCTAGCATCTGTTATGTATGCTTCAAATCCAAGAATAGGCTTTATGTCATTTACCAAACATGTTTGATAGAAACGAAAGGTCTGATGCATGTTACCGTGGTCTGTGATAGCACATGTTTTATGTCCGATTTCTTTTAACCTTTTTATTAAACTTGGCAAGTCATTCATACCATCAAGATGAGAGCCATCTGTATGAAGGTGGAGATTAATATAACCTTTTTTCTTGTACTCTTTTATTAGCTGTTTGTTCAACTGCAACACCGCCCTCTCCTAATACTTATATTATACTTGAATTATAACAAAAAGTCAAGGAAATACAAAAAGGGAGTTTTTATACTCCCATTTCAACCTTGTAATTTACTACTGCTTGACAACCTTGCATTGTATTAACAAACATATTAAAATCTTGCATAAACTTAGCTTGATTAAATGTGAACATTCCTACATAATCTTGAATTGGAGAAATATTATTAGGGTCTCCATTTTCCTCAATTATTTTCATCAATTGTACATATTTAAATGAAACCCAATCCAATAGTCTTCCGAATATTATTGATGGTATAGCATCTAATGAACTCTCATACATTGATTGGCTAGTGTTTGGGTCTTGCTGTTTAAATTTAACAATAGCATCTAAGTTAGCATCAACTGTTTGAAGCATAGACAATCTCACATTTAATTTATCAAAATCAAATATTACATATTCATTATAGTTTACATGATTAACAGGGTCAGCAATAAAATGACTTAGATTGATTGCTTCATTGTGAATCCAACCTTGTAGTGTCATAACCAAGTTGACATCCATTTGGTCTGCTCCTGCCAAATATTCAGTTCTAGTAGTCACAATAAATCAACTCCTTACTTTGTTCCTGTAGTGCCAAATCCACCTCGGCTATCTTCTTCTAAATCAAAAACTGTTTCAATCTCTACTTCTTCCATCTTTTTATTAATTCTAAACTGACAGATTCGGTCTCCTTCGTTAATAACCGTATCTCTTATTGCTATTACAGGAAGTTTCCATTCGTCTTCATTGCCACAATATAATTCATCAATTACAGCGAATGAGTTAGTTTGTAAGATTCCGAAGTTCTCAAATGTACTTGAACGTGGAACAATATTAGCTTCATATCCTTCGGGAAGTTTCATCCCAACTCCTAACAGTATTTTTGCGAAATCGAATTGTTTAAGTTCAATAGTCTCAGATGCTCGTAAATCAATCCAGTCTCCTTGTTTAATCTTCTCAATCTTTGGCAGGTTTTCATTAAAATATTTTACTTTAATTTTCACTATTTATTCTCCTCTATCGTTTAGGGAATTTCAGTTTTGGTCTAATAATTATTGTTTCTACACCTTCTGGTTCGTAGTGTGGTGGATAAGCAAAATCAGGATTGTAACATCCTGTATCTACACATACAAGTTCAACCTTTTCAATTATATACATTGGGCTTTTATCTTTATCCCAACACACTCCTATACCATACTCATGATTTAAACTACTTATGTAACCATAGAAAAATTTACGATATTTATAGCTATAATAATCTACTTCATGATAATACATTTTTATCACCATAAAAGCAAAGTAGCCATAAGGCTACAATGCTTGTACTGAATCAAGATTTAGATTGTGAGACTTAGCCCACCACTTAGCATCTTTCTTTGCTTCAAGAAATGTAGCTTTGTGTATAGTAGTTGTATATGACTTACCTTTATCATCAGTACCTACTACAATATAATTCTTATGCATTACAGGTTTTAATTCTGCAACATTACTTTCCATACGCTTATCTTTTCTATTGAAATTGAAGTACATATGTATATTCCTCCTTTAGATTAGGCACTAATTACTTCCGCTACTGTTACAATTGGATAGTACTTACCATCCTTATCAGACTTCTGTTGGTCAAAGCTACCTTTGATAGTAATTTCCATTCCATCACTTACATGTGCTAATTCGTCGGCTTGCTCACCAAAAGCACGAATATTCATACGCTTAGTGAATAGTAGCTTTCCATCCTTCTCAACTGGAACTTCCATCGTGCAACCAATAAAGAATGGGTTTCCATTCTCTGATACGTCATATCGAATAGGGAATTTTTCGTGTGTGTCCTTTGCGATACCTGAGATAATCATTGTCATTTCGTATGCCATTTAGCATTCCTCCTAATATTGTTTACATTTTATATTATATATGAATTATAATAAAAAGTCAAGGGTTATTAAACTCTTTTTTTTCTAATATATCTTGTGGGATTAGATACTACTTCCCATGCTTGGTCAAAACTAAGATTGTCAGGGTCCAGTCCAGTTGGCAGGCTATATGTATATACATCAACATATGGCTTTAGTTGTTCACAGATTCTATTTGCTCCACTTTGTCCTGCGCCATCTTGGTCTAGCATTACATTTATTCTTAAAGCATTGGATACCGCTAATGATAGTTGCTCAGGAGTCAAAGCTGAACCCATAACAGCTACAGCATTCGTAATTCCATATGACCATAGCCTTATACAATCCCAAGCCCCCTCCACGAGAATCAATTCTTTGGATTCTTTAATATATTCTTTGGCTTTATCAAAATTATATAGAACAAAGCCTTTATCAAAATCTAACTTATGCATCCATTTGTTATACCTTTTTATTGCTTTTTCATCATCTGTCGCAAGACGACCTGACCATCCTACTAGACTTCCGTTTTCATCACGAACAGGAAATATAATTCTTCCCATGAAGTCACGTTTATTAGCATGGTATGGTTCATCTATACCTTCGGGTGAGAATCCAATTTGATATTCCTCAAGGACATAATCTTCATAATGTCTAGTAGAAATATATTCATCAGCAAGTGGTAACTGCGCTTGAAATATTTCAATCTCTGTATCGTTGAATACTTCTAATTCTACCTCTTGCGTTAGCTTTGCCATCTCACGAATCCATCTTTGGTTTGCTAGTTTGTCTGATGTGTCCTTATCATATGACAGACCTCTCTCTAGTTCTATTCCTGCAATTTCAGATGCTACCTTTAAAGCACGATTCCAAGAGCACTTAAAGTTCTTCCTACCTTCTTCATATGCATTCTTTTCCTCCATAAGCTTAATAAATAAAAATAAGTCTCTTGGAACAGTTGACCTATAATCCTTTGGAATCCAAAACCAATCTTCGGGTTGTTCACCACAATGACCAGTAAAGCAAGTGAACATCTTTGAGTTTAAATCAAAAGAAAAACCTGTTGGGTTGTCACCTCCATGAATAGGACAACAACATCTTACTTTATCATATTTAATACTTCTTTGTGGAATATCACAACCATAATGCTCCAAAAGGAGGATAGGGTCTAGTGACTCCCTAATAACCTCCTTTATTACACTATAATCACGCATTTCTACAGCCATAAGTATCACCTACTCCAAGCTAATATTTTTTAATTCATTCATTTTTGCTACACCTTTTTCTATAGTGTAATCAATATGACCTTCATAACTTCCACCGTTACGAGTTTCGCCTAATTTCCAAACAAGGTTTCCACTTTCACGACCTTGTTCAGCAAGTTCATTTGGTGTCTTTCTTCGAAGGATAGACAACTCATTAACAAACATAACGATACGGTTAGAACCTGAAATATGAGAACTATTTAAATCTTCTTGTCCGTAACCTGTTCTTGGGTTGATTTGTGCATATGCTAACACAGGGATGCCCATAGAACCTGCAATTTTATTTTTAAGCATGTTTGTAATTTGACCTAATACTAAATATTCTTGTTGATTACCTTTGAAAGAACTTTCATCCATCTTTATGTAATCGAAGATTAATACAAACTGATTCTTAAATCCATTCCATTCAATACCATGCTGTCTCTGAAACTTACGAGCCATATTATGTACCTTTTCAGGAGTAAAATCAGGCATATACACATGGTATAAGGGAATTTCTTTGGCTAATGGTTTGGCATACTCGTCAACTGCTTGTTTCATCTTTTGATTTCTTGCATACATTCCTGTTGTTATTAATCGTTCAGGAACAATTACACCACTATAATCTGTTGCAAGAATTGAAACCTCTCTATCAATTTGCTCCTCATCTGTCATTTCAGTATCTATGTATAGCACTGGAATACCTTGCATAGCTACATTCATTCCTACATTCAATGAATGAGCAGACTTACCAGTTTTAGGTGGGGCCGCGACTACTTTTAATCTACTAGGAACTAATCCACCTGTTGCCCTGTCATATTCAATAAATCCTGTAGGAATGCCTAGAACTTCTCTAGGTTGTGTCTCACGCTTTTCCAACACAACATCTATCTTATCTCCAAGACGAACAATCTCATTCGCATTATTCTCTACACGCATTACTGAATCAAGGAACTTTTCTTCTTGCCTAGAAATAAAAGTACTAGCTTCTTCTTCTTCATTTGCTACTGCTTCTTCCATAACCGTAACTGCCTTACGGAATGCTTCTCTACGAACACTTGCTTGTTTTACCTTTTCTACGAAGAACTTTAAGTTTTCAACTCCTGCATCAGTTTTGGCGACAATTTGAAGATAATTCAATCCGCCAATCATCTCTTCCATACCACTATTTTGTGCTAATGCGAAAATAATCATTGGATTAACCTTACCGATGTTTGCATGTTTGTTATCAAGAATAGTAAGCATGATTTGATATATGTACTTATTTGCTTGGTTGGTGAAATCTTCGGGTTCTAATTCTACTGTAATATCAAACAATGTTTCAGGGTCAGCCATTGCAATACTTAGAATTGCTCTCTCAGAGCCGACATGTGCGATTGAATCTAGTTGACGAATAATATTTTCATCTAACATTAACGACATAACATCACTCTCCATATCTTACATTTATATTATAATGTATTTCTAAACGTGTCAAGGGGAAACGCTAGTTCCCCTCGGTATATTTATGAATATGCTTGTTGTTTCCTTCTTGTCTGCGGTCATCATAAATCTTTTTTAGCACATTAATCTTCTCTGTTATAGGAGAAGAAAGATTCTTCTTTAATGTGTAATCAATAATAGATTGTTGCCATAAGTCATATTTTAATTTTAATCCATCTGTAAGTGTAGTAGCAAATATCCACCTTTCCTCAACAGACCTAATTTTAGAATCAACGACTAGTGGAAGTGCTTCAAGTTTAAAAGCATTTCCTAATTCTATCTCTCTTGCTTCTGCTATGTTTACTTCCTGTTGAACATACATAGCTTGTTGTGCGAGCAATCCTAAATATGACTCAAGAGTAAGTGGGTCAATACCTAGATATTCCCACTCCTCCATATTTAATATTCTCTTAATTACATCAGAATCAACTCTATGTGAGCCATAGACACCAGTTTCACGAAGTTCTTGCGCCTTTTTATCTACATAAGCCATTATGTACCACCTACTCTTTCACTTCTTCTTTTTCATCGGTGAAAGTTTTTTCAAGCTCTTCTTCGGTTGTAGGTGTGTATTCTTCTGATTCAGGATTTAAGTATGTACGAATCTTTTGGTCAAGTTCATTTAATAATTCAAGATTACTATTTAATGCTTCTTTGCATTTAGAGCGACCATTATCAATTCGTAAGTCACCATACCAATACCAATGACCTTGTTTATGTAATATACCTAATTGCTCACCAAAGTCAAGAATCTCTCCTGCCTTAGAAATACCTACACCAAATTCGATATCAACGGTAGTTTCTCTATGTGGAGCACCTACTTTATTCTTAACTGCTTTTATTTTCGTTTTCCTTGAGGTTGCGACACCTTCTGTTTTCTGTATTTCAGCAGACCTAATATCCAATCGAATAGTTGAATAGAACTTTAATGCTCTACCTCCGCTAGTAGTTTCAGGATTTCCGAACATAACTCCAACTTTCTCACGAATTTGATTGATAAAGATTATATTAGTTCCACTTCTATTACATAGATAAGCGATTTTTCTAAGTCCTTGAGACATTAACCTAGCCAATAAGCCTACATGGTTATCTCCGATTTCTCCTTCCATCTCAGCTTTAGGAATCATCGAAGCTACTGAATCAACTACTACGATTGAGCATATTCCAGAGTTAATCCAACGCTCTGCAATCTTTAAACAATCTTCACCAGTATCAGGTTGAGCAAGAACTAGACTACTAACATCTACCCCAAGTGCTTCTGCATAGTTAAGGTCAAGTGCATGTTCAGCATCTATGTATACTGCTATACCTTCTTTTTGTGCTTCTGCAACAGCATGTAGAGCAATCGTTGTCTTACCTGACGATTCAGGTCCATATATTTCTATTATTCTTCCTTTTGGATTTCCTCCGCCAACCAATTCATCAATCGCAAAACTACCGAAACTCATTCTAGGAATCTTAACAGGTTTAGCATCACCTAAAACTTGCGAACCATGAACACCAAAATCCTTTTGTACAGCTTTCAATGTTGTTTCAAATAATCTTTTTCTTTCTTCGGGAGTTAACTCTTTCTGTTTAGCCATTCAAACAACCTCCTATGTAAGTTACATTTTGAATTATAATTATTTTATAACGGTTTGTCAAGGGTTAATCATGAATTATCTTTTCTGTCAATCTATACCTTAGTATTTCTCTTCCTTCTTTGTCTACGACTATTATCCTGTTACACATATGATTTGTTAACTCATTCTGATTTAAAAACATAACATTTTCATCTTGTGGATAATTCCAAGGATTACTGATTGGATTCTTTACTTTTAAAACTTTTCCGAAAATATTGACCTCTTGGTTATTTTTATGATAATCTTCCAACATTTCTAGATATTGGCGGTCAACAGTAACTCTATGATTTGACTTGTCCATTAACCTTTCACTCCTAATTTTAATTTACAATCAAATATTTTAACTCTTATACTATGCAGTTCAATATCAGATATTTTTAATCTCTCACTCTCTAATAAAATTTTCATTTTAAGATTAACAATTGAAGGGGTGTCATCATCAAGGATTTCGCAAATATTAGGTTTTGTATTCGGTTTGTCTCTCTTGTATTGACTAAGAATGTCATAATTTAAATCGTTTATTGTACCTCTTAGTATTGCTACTTCATGTGATTTTTCATCTTCCTTTTTCTGTAGTTTACGCAACCTATTTAAATAATATAGGTCTTTAATCCACCTCATATAATCTCCTCCAATTTTTTCTTAATTAGATTGATTGATATTTTTTCATCATGATAGACAACAAAAAGTGAGATATTTTGAGATTCTAACATTTCAGATTTCTGCCAATCATTTTCTTGACCTTTGGAAAAATCTTGAATTGTCTTGTGAAAGAAGGGGTTAAATTCGCTATGCTGATTTCCATGAACTTCTACAGCTATGTTCAAATGTGGAAGTAAAATATCAACCCATAGTCTGCCGACAGGAACTTCTTCTTCAATCTTTTGGTATGGGAAAATATGTTTTAGACAATTGTATGTAAGAAAGTGACCAAGAGAACAATTATAGCCACCTTCATGATGTTGCTTAGTCCATTGTTTAATTAAATCATTATCGTCATCAGAAACATTGAAATAACTTTTATCTTTTCGTAATTCAATACGATAAGCCACATGCTCTACCTGCCATTTATCACAACCAAATTGTTCTGCAAGAATTTCATTTGGTGTATCAGCATATACTTTGCTAATGTATTTTAATTCTTCCGCAGTCCATTCACGCTTTGATGGTTCTTCTTTCTTTAATCCTAGTTCTTCTGCTTTCCGTTGAACCATTGAATATGGCATTTTTAGAATCTTTGCTACTTCTTCATCTGTGTTATGCGGATATAGTTTTACGAACTTTCGTTCCATATTCTTAGAGAAGTACAATCACTTCACCTCTTTCTCTGTTTCCTTCCAACACCTATGGCATGTTGTAATCTTATAAGTTTTTCCATCTGCTTTCTGAATCTTAATTCGATACTTACTACCATGAATACCGAAAAAGCATAATAATTTTGCTAACATAAGCACCACTCCTATATATCTATTCTGCCAAAACCTCCTAGAAGATTACCAAGAAAATCATCATCAGACATTTCATCAACTTTCTTTTTCTGTTCAACTTTCTCCTTAGCAATTTCTATCGCCTTAGCTTTCATTGTCTCCACTTTCTCTAATCTTGATTCCTCTTCAACTTCGCTTTGTTTGCCAATGTATTGTTGCTTAAAATTGTCAAGGGCAATAATCATATGGCTAACCTTTCTTCTTTCAAACTTTAACCACATAAGCGACTTCATACCATCTTTTGGTGGTTCAACTTTAGACCAATAATAAATTCCTGCTAATACTTGCTCAGTTCTATACATTACCAGTAAATCTTTAGCCAACTTCATTTGCATAGGGAAGAAGTTTTTTGCTTTGCTATTAGGTTGTGCTAATGGTAGATACCATTCAATAATAACTCTTCTAGCTAATTTACCTAGTTGTTCATCGTTTAATTTATGATTATCATTAGCAAGTGATAATGAATTAATATCATTATTTAAAAGATTATTTAAATTAAATTCTTTATTAATAATATTATTTATAATATTACCTTCTGATTCTTGTTCAACTTTGGGTACGCAATCATCCTCAGCCCTTGAGCCTGTTGCTTTTTTGTATCCGTTTATGACCTGCTCAACTTTGGGTTGATAAACTTTGGGTTGCTCAATTTTGGACACCCTGTACGTGTGTGGATGATTACCTTCACCTGTGGCAATTTGCTCTATTACTCCTTTTTTAAGAAGTTCATTAATTCCTCTTGTTGCAGAATTTCTAGGGATATCAGATGAATCAGCAATATTGCTTATGGAGATTCTTATTATTCCATCTTTAGATTTCTTGTGAAGATACAACAATACTTTTAACGCTGAAATTGTTTCAAGCTTTTCAAGTGTTTCAATAGGAATCATTTCAACAACTCCTTCTCCTTATAATCTAATTAAATTATAACTGATTATGGGAATAAAGTCAAGGGTAAAAAAGAGACCCCCAAAAGGGAATCTCCTATATCTTACATTAGGTCTGCCATTTCTGCAAGAGGACTCCTATGAACATTTTGAAGTTCAATTTCTCCATATAGTTCACAACCTCTAAACACCTCGCTCATGCGTTTCATTCCGTTGTCATAAGCATAGATATCTTTGTCTACTTGTTGGTGATAGTCTCCATCTACGATTACTTTAGAGCCTTCTGCTACACGCTGTAAACCTAGCTTTAATAACTCAGCAGTTAAGTTTTGGGCTTCTAAAATCCAAATAATTTCCTTATCTCCAGAATCGTATCCACGCAAGTCTACGAATGGTAGAATATCTAATTTTTTATCTTGGATATGTCTTACAATTTCAACATCATCACCAAACTTAGCTTTAAGCATAGTTCCTACTGCTGATTGTAATAGCTTGTCTAATCGGTCTCCTTTATAGAATCCTAGTTCTTGACTATTTAAAACAGGGACAGGATTCACAAAGATTACTAGCTTATATCCTTTTTCTTCTACTAGCTTCCAAGCTGTATTAAGAGCAATAAGTGATTTACCACTACCTGCCTTACCTCTTAATGAAGTAAGTTGATTGTTGTTAATACTATCAACAGCCATGATTTGATGTTCATCTCTAGGAGTAAAGTCTCCAAATGCTTTTGTCTTGAATCCTTTTCCTAGTTTTCCTTTTCCATCACGAAGGGAAACCATAAACTCACCTGTCCACTTCATAATGTCAAGCAATTCTCCATCTTCTTTATTATCAATAATTATGTATTCGTTTGTTAATAGGTCAAACTGATTGATTCCAAGATTCAGATATACTGCTCTTAGTCCATCTTCTGTTAGTTCGATTTTTCTGAATCCTTTATGTTCGATGAAGTGAGTATCATCAATTAGTATAAGTGGAATATTATACTGTTCGCATTTTTCTTGTAGCAACATATCATTGGTAATCATACCATAACCATTATCAACCGCTACTTGCAGAAGGAGATTATCTACATAGTTCTTATCAAAATCAGCTTCTAAAGTAAACTGATAGTCTTTAAGGTCAATATGATAGTGCTTATTGGCTCTTAAATATCTCTTTGCCCTCCTAATTTCGAATTGAAGTGTCCTGTCGCTCCTACGCTTTTTTTCTAAGTCCTCGATTTCACGAAGAACATGACTAGGAATAACTACATCATATTCTTTGACAATTTCAGGCTTTCTCAAAAGCATATTCGTATCTGCAATATACTTCATTTCCTCAACTCCTAGTTGTTTATTATATAAAAGAGGAGGACTATTACTAGCCCTCATATTATATTATATTTATATTATATACTTTAATGTCTTATTTGTCAAGGAATTTAATAACTATTTTAACAATTGTGCTAGTAGTTGCAAAAGCTTTCAATGAAACAGGAAGATGAGAGTATACAGCAGTAGCAAAAGCAATAGGGTTAGATTTAATAGAATCAATAACTTCTTTTTCTAATTTCTTAAGTTCATTGATAACAAAGTTTCTAACTTTTACTTTGCCAATGCCAATAACTACACCGATAATTACAATTGCTAGGATAATATAATCTTTGTATTGACTAATAAAATCTAGTAATTGGTTCACCTTATTTTCCTCCTTTGAACAGACTTATGATAAAATCAATTATTTTTTGCCAAATACTCACTTTCGTTTGTGTGTCTCCACTAGTCGAAGGTTGACTAGGAGTTGGTTCTACAGGTTTTACTATATCAACTGGCTTAGTAGGTTCTTGTGGTTGTTGGATAAGTGGAGTGAAAACCACCAATCTATTAAAGATTGACATGATTTCTTTTCCATAATTATCACTCATAGCCCAATGGTTATCTAGGTCTTCCCAATGTGGAGCAATACCTCTAGTTACTAAATCAAATCTTGGGTCTAATTTTGTTTCGCCATTAGGAATAGGATTAGTAGATGCATATGCAAGTAAGTGTTGAATCTGTGCTGTTACACCATCTTTAACTGTTGCAAATGAATTTCCTTTTATTCCTTTTTGGGTAACTCCCATTCCACAATAATTATGTTGGTCAGGAGTCACAGCAGTACCCATGTCATATAAGAAATAGTGTGTTTCACAAAGAGATTGACAGAAAGCAATATCTCCACGAACTCCATAGACCTTGCCAACTGCAATAAATTGTTTAGCAATTTCTTCGATATCTTTAGCATTAGCATTAAGACTCTTAGCAAATGCAACAAGTTTATCTTCGCCAATAATAGATTGACCCATAATATCAGTGTGGCTAGTATGGTCAACAGGTGGAGGAGTTACAGGTGCAGGAGGTGTAACAGGTGCAGTAGGAGGTTGCGGTTGTGCAACTTTACCATCATAAACACTGTTACCGTTCTCGTCAAATACTTTATACCCTGCATTTGTATCAGCTAAATTTTTAGCATTTTGTAAATCAGAAAATGCACCAATCTGACTAGAAGCATCTGTCCAACTTTTACGGACACGATATAAGTGTTGAACAGGAGTTGGAGCAGTAGCAGGTGCAGGGTCATATACACAATTCCCACTATTATCAAATACTTTATAGCCTGCATTTTGATTAGCTACGGACTTTGCACTATCTAAGTTAGCGTATGCTCCTACCTGACTTTGTGCATCTGCCCAAGACTTGCGAACACGATATAGATTTTGTGGAGCAGGAGAAGGATTACCTCCTTGTCTGCTTGCTGTAATAATAGCCTGAACATCTGCCTTGAATTGTGGGATGGATTTACCATGACTTGCTAGGTAATCTACAGGGTCTTGATGATTAGATTCATGATACATTTTTGAAATTTCATCATGTGTATATAGGTGACTAACATCTAATCCTTTATCATCTAGTAATTTGGCTAATAGATGAATATAATTATTATATGAACTATTAAATTTTGCACCATCACTAGTTTCACATAATTCTACCTGACAATACATATGGTTAGCAGTAGGTCCTGCGCCATAGCAACCATAGTTAGTATCGGCAATCTGTGTGATAGAATCCCAATCTACCGCAAAGTGGACAAATGCATTATTATATGTATTAGCTTCAAAGTTTCTGATATTTTCATCAGTTGCTTCGGGGTCAGCAGTTGAGTGAGCAACAACCCCTTCATAATAACCCTTATAGTAATTAAAAGTTGGCAATCCTGAAATTAAATTTTTAGTAATATTAACATTAATACTCATTTCTTTTCCTCTCCTTTAGTGTTGATGTTTAAATTGAATAACAATAGTACACCGCTTAAAGCGATTAGTAATGTTATCAAAAACCAATTCTGACCTTCATGCATGAACATAAAAATATTTGTTGCTCCTGTTAAGTTGAAATATGCTGATATTCCGAAATATACACTTTCAATAAATATTGCTAATGAAGCTACTGCAAGCGGTACTAACAATGGAGGTCTTTCAAATTTCATTCTAATAGAGGAAACAATAACCTTTGATAATTGGAATAAAATTAACCCCCAAGATACTGCTGAGATTATGTATGTAATTAATACTAGTAACACTCAACGCACCTCTTTCCTATTTTTGATTATTAATCATTGATAAACTATCATTAATGCTTTTTAATGATTCCAACATAGAATCATACTTTTGAATGTCTTCCTGAACAGCTTTGGATTGTAAATAAGCTAGTCTGTTTTGCATTCTTTTCTTTCTGTTTCTGTTATCTACCTCACACTTAATCAATACTCCTATTAAAATACCAACAAGCATATACACAATCATTAATATCATCTGTTCCCACCACCAATGTTGCTATTCATAATCTGTGTATATAGTCGCATAGTGACTAGCATTTCCTGTGTAATTTCAGCTTGCTTGCTTAGACTCAACTCTATCCTATCTAAAGCATCATCAATCTCATCTAGCCTTAGTTGAACACTTTCCCCTTTAGCCCAATTTCTGTCTAACCTCCATAAAGCCCATATTGCTACAACTAAAGGAAAACCAAATTGCTGAATTGCAGTAATAATTGTTTTCATTATATCGTTCATTCTAAACCCTCCATACTAATCTTTTCCTCTACTTAGACGGCGACCAAGTTCCATTGTTATTTAGATATATTTGTTTAGCCTGAGTCCACACTCCATTATTATTAATCCAAACAGCCTTACTAGAAGTCCAAGCACCATTATTGTTGATGTTCATTGTGGCAGGTAAGTATCCATTTAACTGACAGTTTAGTACTCCTGCGTTATTCCATGTATTCCCTCCTAATCCATCATTAGGTCCATTCATAGAAGTTACACTATATAAACTTTGAAATCCTGCAACAGAGCCATTTGTCCATTGAGGAGTATAGCTTTGGTAGCTTGGGTTACACCATACACCAACAAAATAGTTTCTACCTCCTAACAAAAATACTGGAGAACTAAAATTCGCATATTGCCAAGCCTGACCTGCTACTCCATCACTACCTTGAGAAGCAGTAACAGTAGGAGTATATGCAACACAAGAGCCATCTCCTGCATTCCATATGGCATGGAATGTATAACATGTTCCTCCTCTTCCTGCATAATATATGTTCAAGCTTGTAGCCCAAATATTAACAGGGACATAAACATAGCTTGCATATGCATTTAAACTATTAAGACCTCTCCAAGCATAGTTAATAGGCGAGCCTGCATTTACAGTACTATAAACATTGTTTGTAGACATTAAAAACCATCCCTTTGTTAGTTATATCTGTATATATATATCTCCATTGCTACCACCTGCAGGAGCACCTGAACCCCACGAAATATGCTTACCTTTTGCATATATTTGAGAACCGTTAATATATGCTTCTCCATTAGCAGTATCTACATTAAATGCATAGCTAGAGTTAGTTCCACTCATACCCTTAATGAAATATATGTTTCCATTTCCATGAAATCCTATTGCTTGGTCTGATGTTGTATGCCATATAGCATGATGACCACCTGCATTCAATTTTAAACCAACATTCCATGCGGCCCATGTATCCCAATTCTCATATCCACTTATGTTAAATGCTCCTCCACTTTGGAACCAACCTTGGATAGCAACACCAGTTTGAACAAATCTTAGCTGCTTATTTACAGATTCTATGTGCCATGTATTGTTTCCACTTTCCTGCAACTGAATGTGTCCAGAATTTCTATTAACTAGAACTTGACCACCACTTATAATTGTATTACCAGTAGAACTAACAGCATTGCTATTTATTGTAATAACACCTGTTGTTGGTGATGCAGATAAGAAGCTACCACCTGAGCCAATCTGTAATGTGCCATCTGTACGAACTGTGCTGTTTCCAAAATAAACACCACTTGTATGAGTAAAGTCATCATTAATGCCTAACCACTCATCAGCCCTTGAACTAGCAATCTTACCATACTGACCAGTAAGAGTTGTAATTCCGCTTATAGTATTATTGTTTAGGGTTACTGTCCCATTTACAGTTAATGAATTATTTATAGTAGTTGCAGGAGACAGTGTGAGTGAATTAATTGACGGTCCATAAGAAAGTATTGTACGACTATTCTGCCAATCATACAATCCTAAACCTGATGAGTTTCCGTAAAAGCCCCATTTTTGAACCCCACCCGATACAAATTGGATATCTCTCTCAGCACTTGTAACATCAAATTGTAGTGAACCTGTCATTATATCTCCTGTCTTTGATAAAGGAGAGATATTTCCTGCATGCCATACTTTGTTACCAGTTACTAGCAAATCTTGGTTAAAATAGAACTGTGGTCTATCAGTATAGATGTGTGCATATGTAGTATTTTTTGGTGCAATATCTATATATCCATATGAGTTTGATACCCTTACAGAACCATCAGCACTTTGATTTGTAAATGTTGTGGTAAGACTAGTTCCTAGTGTTAATGTACCAGTATTTAACTGAGCTCCTGCATTGTGCAATGTATATGCTGTGTTTGGTGCAGTTGTTGCAATAGCTAAAGTTCCACCACTACCAAATATAGTAGGTCCTGTACTTCCTAGTTTTATTGCTCCAATCGCTGTATTTTGTTGACCATAAACACCTAAAGTATTTGCTGTATTTACATCCCACACTGCAGAGTTACTACCAACATATAATCCTGCTGAGTTATTTAAAGTAGCTCTAAAAGCAGTAGTTGTTCTAATGTCACCTGTAACATCTAGCTTATAAGTTGGAGATGGTTGATTAATTCCAATATTTCCATTAGCAGAGAATGTAACTGCTTCACCTACACTATTTTGTCCAGTATAGAATCTTAGATTTCCACCTTCCCATCTAAATGTCTTAGTTCCCGATGCACCCATAGCTTGGATTACATCACTAGATGTTGAATTTGAAATGAATGTTTGATTTGTCTGTACATTACCAACTACATCTAATGCTTGTGATGGTGTTAAAGTTCCAATCCCTACATTTCCTACACCAGTAAATGATACATTAATTGTAGGAGGTGAAGCATTTGATGAAAATTGTGGAGAAGCTGGACCTCCAATATACAGGTAATGTCCTACACTATCATACTTAATACCTGCCCATTGATTCCAATCATATGATGTGCTAGAGCCAAATCTTAATTGTGTTAATCCGCCTAATGCAATAGAGCCACCACTTACAGCAGTATCAATTGTTACACCGTCTAAATTAATTCCTGTTCCTTGTGTCTTTGCTGTATTTAATATTAAAGGACCTGTGCTTGTAACAACACCAGTTGTATCAATAGTAAACTTACCGCTATTATAGTTAAGCTGACCACCATTAGTAACTTTGAATGTTGCACCTGAGCTACCTACTTCAAGTGTTCCGTCAGTTCTAAATTCTCCACCAGAATGATAGAACGATTTACTTCCACCTACACGAAGCCAAGTAGTGTCGCTCATATACAAACTTCCACCATAGTCGTCAAATGAAAGTGTGCTTGAACCTTTTATTCCTACTCCGCCAGTTGCAGTTATCTTACTATTAACAAGCAAATTTCCAAAAAATTGTCCATTACCTGCACTGTCAACAGTTAATCTATCGGCATCACCTGCACCTTGTACCCTAAAGTAACCTGCTGAACCGCTTCCATTTCCACCTATTCTTAACCTTGCATCGTTGTTAAACCATGATAAGAAGAAGTTTGCACTTGCATTACTTGGATTGATTAATTGAACTATGCCTTTTGTTTGAATATCTCCACCGAACAAAGAATATTTTCCTGAATTTGTATTTACTTCAAGATGGTCTATTGCTGACGAAACATCTAGTAGACCAATTGATTTAGTTCCATTTATTGTTGTTATGTATGTCGATTCACTACCGCTTGAACTATATACAGACATTTGTTGATTATGTATTCCATCATATAAGATAAGGTTATTACCTTGAGGTGATATTCTTAAATAAGATGAACCTGCATTATCAGAGATAGATGAATTTTTTAATGTTATTGCTCCACCACTAATAGTTAACGTACTATTAATTGCTTGTGGACTTGTATTCGTTTGTGATATATATGCACTGTTTAAATTACTTGCTGATAATATCTGACCCTGTATAATCATCTATAAAATCAACCTCCTTCGTTCTCACAATCTTAAACTTCTAGTTCTTATCCTCACTATGCTACTTATATATTTAAGGAAAAAACCCTATAATTTGCTTATAGGGCATATGCTCTTTTATCAAATGGATTGTAAAATGGTACTTGAGATGTATACCATGCACTTACATCTTCTGCCGATGGGAAAGCTGTTCCAATTCTTAAATCAGATAATACGATATTAGGGTTATTTCTTATTCCTGAGCCAATATAAAATCCAGTTGCACTATTAAAATAGTATCCTTGCCAATCTACAGGAGAAGTATTTTTCATATTAAGAGTACCATCAATATAAATCCCAAACTCTACATTCCTATTCCAATAGACAACTACATGACTCCATTTATCAAACTTTATATTTGGATTTAACTGTGTATTTCCCCCACTTGAGTTATATCCTCTTAGATAGTTATTTCCTGCACTATTTATTAGTAAGTCAAAGCAACCATCTACTCCTGAACTAAAGATAGGATTCGCACCTCCACCGAAACTATTACTATCAGTTCTAGCATACATCCAAAATGATATAAATCCCTGTGGAATATTAACAACATTGGTAGGATATTTTATTAGACCATTACTCCTAGTTCCTGATGTGAATGATGTAAGCGCAGTACTCTGCTCTATTTGTGGACATACCCAATCTATTGTAATTGTTTCATTTAGTACAGTTGAAGGACTCTTAAATGCCCAAAATTTAAAGTCTGTTCCTGTTGTTGAACCATTCCATTTTGCAACACTTCTATTCCATCCTGAATTTGTAGGATATGTACCGACATCTGACCACCCTGTTAAATTAGTTGCTGTACCACCCATAACAATATCACTCTTATATGCTCTCCAATAGATGGAAGCCATGTATGTATTTCCTGATGTATATGTGTTATTAAGACTACTCATTACACCATGAGAACTTAAAGATGTCTGTATATTAGTTAGCGCATTTGCAGAAGTAGGTGTCATTTGTAGTCTGTATACAGTTTGACCCATATATTTCTCACTAAGTTGTACAATATTTGCTGATATCTGATTTCCTGATGAGAAATTGTTATATATGTTCATATTACCTGACCACATATTAGTTGTTCCTTGTTCTATTGCTACACCACCACCAAATTTTCCTTCAACTGGTCTATTTGTATATATAGAAGTTGGGTCAGGTAGTATTAAATTACCGAATTGTATTCCAATTGCATCTTTATTAAAATCAAAATGAGCATCACCAAAACCTACTGGTATTACATTTCCACTTAACACTAGCCTACTCCCAAAATGGGCATTACTCATTTGAATCTCCTCCTTTTATTTTACGTTTGCCCCCGAAAGGGCATTTATTAGAATGCTTCAATTCCTATGTCTATAGTTACAACATTCACACAAGCATCGTCAAGATTAACAGTTATTGCATTTGCAGTTTTGTTAGACCAATAAATGTGTGGCTCTGAACTGTTACATGACAACTTAACTACATATTGAGGTAAGTTTAAATTGTGTGTCCATGTATAGCTTGTTTGCCCTACAGGAATAGTAACAGAATTGTTAGAAGGTGTATTCTTAATTGGTTGACCCAAGTTTATATATCCACCTGTTGATGCAATAGTATTTACATACATAGTGTAATTTACATATGTATTTTGTCCTGACACTGAAAGTGATTTCCATATTCTAGCATCAGCAATATCAGTTGCCAGTATGCTTCCTGCATTCTGTCTTATAGTTACATTAGCTAGTAGGACACCATCAGAAGGGATAGTCGGTGCAACAGGACTTGCTTGTGCTGTACCTTGTAAAACAGTTACTACTCCTTCGTTTGCTCCTGCACTTGAACCTTGAATATAAACAGAATCTATTCTATTATATGTCGCACTAGGAGTTGCAAACGCTATACTACCACCTGCACTTACAATTATTCTCATACCGCTATTAGTATAAGCTGTTCCTGATGTTAATTGAACAGTCATATTAGGAACGCTTTGAGCCTGAACTTGTGTTCCTGTATAAACACCCTTACCTCCAAGTTCTGCAATGCTCCAATTCTTAGCTAATTGAGGTTCTTTTATACTATTAACCATTTGGGCATTTAGATTGTTTACAAGTCCAGTAGATGTTACTGCAATTGCATTCGCTGTCATCGTTCCGCTAAAGTTTGCATTACCACTAGCATTAATATAAGAATTAACACCTGACTGCTGTGCTAAGTTATCTCCTGCTAGTTGGATTCCTAATGTACCTGTACCTGTTCTTACATATAATGCTCCACTCCCATTATTCGCCCCGACATAAGAAGCTCCATTTACAGTAAATCCTGTATTAACTGTTTGGTTATTACTATTATTCAGTACATACTGTGAATGAGTATGTGATAGGTCTAATGTTAGCTGAGATTGACCGTTATTTTGATTCAAATACAGAGTGCCATTTCCATTTCCACTGATACCTGTAACATATGTATCAACAGTTGCCACGATAGGTTGCCAAGTTCCATCTCCACGAAGGAAAGTTGAACTTGTTCCACCTGTCGGAACATGTGCACCTATCCCTAATGTATTGCTATGAGTATAAGCCCATCCTGAACTAATAGCTAGTGAACTTCCACTTGTAGGTGTTGAAGAAACATTAGTGTTTCCGCTATTGACAGCAATTAATTCTTGGAGTTTTGAATAGCTATTAGAATCCATAAAACCTGCATTTGTGCTACTTGCTAATGGATGAATGTGGTCTCCACGAGCAATCGTATTTCCAGTTCCATAGTTTCCACTAGTACCTGCATATCCTGCGATGCTATCTAATAAAGACTTATTAGTATGTCCATGAGTAGCATAGTTTAATGCTAGTTTAAATTCAGGAATATTAGCAAAAGGACTTATGTGGTGATTGTCAATAGAGTAAGCGTGAATTTTTTCTCCTTGAATTGCACCATTAGCAATATGCTTTGTTTGTACACCTGTTGTAGTTGGCTTTGAAGGAGTCCATTCTTCCATTCTAATTGATGGAAGCTTATCTAGTGACTGTGACATTCTCCAATTGGTACTCTGCTTACCTTTTTCAAAAACAGCAGATGTTACATATGAAATACCTTGACCTTGAGAGCCATTTGAATTGCTAAGTGTATTTTTAACTCTGAATCTATACTTAAGTGCAACACTGCCGTCAGGCATTCCTGTTTTTGGATTAACCCTTGGTATGTCAAATGCGCCATCAGTTGTTTGTCTTCCTTGCCCAACATAATTACTAGTCAATGTAGGAACAATTTTATATCTTGTAAAATCACTACCGCTATTATTAGATATTTGAAGAGAATTTCTATTGTAATACTGGAAATCTTCAAATCTAAGCCTGTCGATATTTATTTCACCTGAACTTTGGTAGATAGTGATTGTATGCGTACCACTTTTCAAAGGAACTGCTGACTTGAAAAATGAAGGTTGATTCGCATTTGAGTTTTGGAATAAATAGAATCTATTTACACCATCAGCAACAGGATAGTTCATTTGTGTGCCATCAACGAATACTTGTGCTACACCAAATTCTTGACCTTTTAAGAATGTATAGTACCATTGGGTTGTGTACTCGGTATTTATTGTATACTGAGCATATGCACCTTGGACTGATGTTTTGATAACACTTCCGTTCAATGTCATTGGAGTTTGGTTTGGATATTTATAAGATGTGTCTTTTATCCAATCTCCCTTTGCCTTAATTGCCACCCATCTATTTATGTTATCTACTGTATTTCCGCTAACCCAATCTCGAACATACCTAACAGGTATTGGATTAAATGTTATTGTGTTACCGCTTGCAGTTTCTACATATTCTCCACTAACCTTACTATCAAATACAGATGTCCAACTTACACCGTCTGCTGATACTTCTGTTTTTGTGTTATGGTATTTTCTACTATCAGCATAATAGTGCCATACATCTATCTCACCAATCATATATGTAATACCAAGGTCTATTTTAACAGATGCATTTCCTGAACCTGCTTCAAAATAATTAGTAGTATCTAGGCTTCCATTTACAACTCTAGAAATATCGTACTTATCATTAGTTCCTCCATAATGATATGAAGTAGAGCCACCTGACATTATTATATTTCCACTTGCAGTATTAAGTGCTTGGTCTGTAGTGGTACTTAAGATAAGACCGTTATATTGTTGATTTATACCATCACTTGTAGGTGTGAAAGAACTTGTTTGTTGGTCTTCAACAATTACAAACTTAGGCACATACTCATCAATTTCAAATGTAGTTACAGAGTTTGTAGTAGTTGATTGGTCTATGTTTATTTCTACAGAACCATTGAACTTATTAAACCACACACTATCTATAAATGAGTAATTAGCAGTAACCCAGCCACCTGATGGAACAATACCACCTGAGAATAAGACAGATGAATTTGCACCATATGATAAGGAATAGTCAGTAGAAGCATTTGCTGTATAAGAAAGGATATTTCCACTTCCATCACTGTGACTAACTATAAAATTACTTGGAATAGGAGAGTTTAACCACGATACTTCTGTTGGGTAAAATATTGCTGTTCCACTTACATAGGTATAAGGCATAAGCCTTTCATTCGTTGTAGCTTTTGTATTATTACCATTGGAGTAGTTTTTAACAAGGTAAACATCTTGTTCAATTTGGGCATATGATGTTGGTGCTCCTCCAATTGTTTGAAGTTTTGCGTACCCACCTTCGTTATAGAAAGGTTCTCCAATATGGAACTCTACTGTAGATGCACCAAGAACATTTCCGCTTGTATCTAATAACCAATTGCTTCTATCAGGTGTCCAACCATAAGCACCTTGATATTTAGGTTGAGAATCAGAACCTACATATGCATCACCAATAAAGTTTCCTGATGGGTAGATAAATGATATAATACCTATATCACCATTATTGATTGCATACAACATGCTGTCATTAGGCGATATTGCAGTTGAGAGAACATTTGCTCCTGCATTTATCTGACCAACAAGAGTTTCAGTCGTCATATCCATAATTGCAATAACACCTGCTTGGCTCAATGCAATATATAAATATCCGTTTGCTCCTTTGTTTGGCTCTAATGTTAAACCTATTGGCTTATATCCAGTATGAACGCTTCTTACATTTCCATTCCCCATAGGGAGGATATTGGATTCATCAAGTATGTAAATACTATCTGAACCTGCACATGATATAAAAATTTTCCTTGTTTTAGAGGACACTCTTACAAATGCACTACCGTTTCCAATAGGGATTTGGTTTATTATTTGATTATTAGCTAAACTAACAACCCATAAAACATTCAATAATCCATCTGCAACATATAGCAATGTACCATCAGAACTTAAGCTAATACCTGTTGGATATGAACTACCTTGTACTATATTTATTGCTCCTATTATCTTTTGAGTATCCATATTAACAATATAGACAATTCCTGCAATAGAACAAGAAACATACATTAAGTTTCCACTAACTGCATAGGCAAATGGAGATTCACCAACATATATTGTATTTACAACAGTAAATGTTGATAAATTAATAACTGAAATATTATCAGGTTCATTGGTGTCATTAATATCTCCGTTTAATACGAAAAGATTATTTCCATAAACATACATTTGGCTTGGAGAAGTACCAACTTTTACAGTACTTAGTGTCATATATTGAGTTAAATCAACCTTATATACTGAGTTGTCACCTACAACGCTCACATATCCAACATTTGCAGATGGGTCAAAAACCATTGAGACAGGCTTTTTCCCTGCGATAGAAATACTGTTTTGATATGCGTAAGTAGTGTTATTATAAGCCCATACTTGACTTCCTCCTACCTGAGAACTTTGTAACCCAAGTATTGTTTGACCTTGCTCATTCTGTCTCTTAATACCATATTGGTCAGACGAAACTAAGAAAAGTCCATTTAGAATTAAGTTGTCAGACTGAATAACACCAACATCTAAACCATCTACTCTTAGGTATCCACCACCAACTAAAGTTTCTCCTGTTAATCCATTGTAAACCTGAACTAGTTGTGCATCTAGACCAACAGTTGAAATGTGCTGTGCTGTAATGCTACCTGCCCTTATTAGGTCTCCTGTTATAGCACCTGCCATAATCCTATCACTTGTGATAGCACCTGCTGATATAGTATTTGTTACTACCGCACCTGCTTTAAGTTGAAGTGTATCAATCGCACCTGCTTGAATCTTATCACCAGTTATGGTTGAACCAATAATAGCACCACCACTAATAGTGTTTGCTTTAATTAGACCACCATTTAACTGACCTACATTAATAGTTCCTGCATCTACACTAACAATTTTTGCGGAAGTGATTGTTGCATCTTGTATTAGTGCGTTAGTTATATTACCGCTTGCAATATTAGCTGTCTTAATTTCCCCGACACCAATTTTTGCAGAAGTAATCACACCATCCGCTATATTGGCTGTCTGTATAACAGCATTGGCAAGAATACCTGATTGTGCAGTTATAGTTCCTACTTGCATTGATGAAGCAGTGATTGTTCCTGTTGTTATTGTCGAACCATCAATTACTGTATTTCCTTGTGTTAAATACTGAGAAGGCACTACCTGTCTAATTAGTGAAGGTCTAATCCATTCTAGCATAACATTAGAATTTCCTGTGCTCTCAAAGTATTCAAGCACAATTGGGTAGAAACTACCTTGTGTTAATGAAATGTTACCTGTAACTGGTGCTCCGTTTGTTGCGTTCCAATTATTGATAATCTTATTATTGTTAATAGTTAATGTTGTTCCTTCATCTGCTGTGACTACAAATTGGAATGAGCCAGTTTCAGGGGCAGATACAAAGCCTTGCCACCTCATTGCATAATAATCATTCTGACCAACAAGACTTGGTGAGCTAGTACCCCAATTAAAATTAATAGTCGTGTCAATTTGACTTCCTTTAAAAGTCTGGAATTTATTGCTTGCTCCTGCACTATATGTATAATACTGACCAAGTAAACCTTGTTGTAAAGTTCCTACAGTTAATTTAGTTGCATCAAGAGTACCTGCTACTATGTGATTTCCTGAGATTTGGCTAGCTTGGATTTGGTTTCCAACAATTGTATTTGCAGAAATATGTTGTGTTTGTATACTATTTGCAGAAATTTGTTGAGATTGAATACTATTCGCACTAATATGCTGAGTTTGAATTTGGTTAGCAGAAATCATATTCGACAAAATAGAGTTAGCAGAAATATGAGTTGCATTTATCTGATTTGCTGAAATCATATTTGCTAAGATGGAATTTGCAGATATGTGTCTAGCTTGAATTGAATTTGAACTAATAGCTATACTAGTAATTGCGTTAGCAGTAATGTGAATTGCACCTATTGCATTTGCTGTAATGTGATTTGCAGAAATCATGTTTGCTATGATATGACTTCCAGAAATTTGATTTGCTTGGATTTGATATCCTAGTATGCTATTTGATGATATGTGTTGTGTCTGAATTGCATTTGACTGTATCAATGAAGCGATTATACTATTTGCAGATATAGCATTAGTGGTAATAGCACCTGCTTGTATTTGACTAGCTATAATACTATTAGCAGAAATGTGTTGGGTTTGAACAGCATTAGCAGAAATCTGGACAGCAGTAACAGAATTAGCCTGTAGTTGTACAGAACTAATTGAATTTGCACTAATCAATGTTCCAGTAATAGCACCTGCTTGGATATTATTGGTAGTTATAGTACCTGCTTGAATCTGTGAACCTTGGATGCTATTAGCTGAAATATGCTGAGTTTGAATAGCATTAGCTGAAATTGCAGAAGCCGTTATCGAATTTGCACTAATCGCATATGCCGTAACTGAACCTGCTTGAAGGTGTTGTGCTTCAATAGAATTAACCCTTATGTGGTCAGAGTTTACAGTACCACTAGCCATATCACTTGGTGATACAATAGTAGGTGTATTTATATTAATTAACCCTGAGCCTGCTGTAGTTGTACTATCTCCTTTTGCAATTGGAGTACCATTCTGCCATTCCACTACAACCCAATCTCCAACTTTAGGAATATAACTTCCTGCTACCCCTACTGATTCTAAAATGTAACTACTTCCACCCATATTCACATTTATTAATTTGTCTGTTAATACTTGAGACACTTCACCATAATCAAGATTTGTAGGATTTGCTGTGCTCTCATATTTTAGAAGTCTTTTACTAAAGTACATTTGCTAACTCCTTTCTACAAATAGTTACCGCTTATATCTTGATATCTAGGATAAGATAAGTTTACGGTTATTGGACTAGTTGTTGTTGATTTTGCTCCTTGCATTGTTATTGCTGTTACCCTATATTGAAGATTAATTGAGTTTCCTGTCGTTCCTGCTTGTTTGTATTGGTCTAATACAGAAGCAGATGAATAATCATAAAAATAATTTACATTAATACCTAAAGAATTAATATAAGATGGAATTGAAGCTATTGTTGTCCAAGTCCAGTTTGATACTATAGTATTACCTGCTGTGATGCTACTACCACTTGTTGGCGCATTAGCAGACAGTTGCGTTGCTCTCTCTATTACATATCCGCCAAAATTAGATGCGAGTGTGTTACCGCTTACATCTTTTGTTGGAGGTGTCCATTGCAACATAGGAAAATATGTATTCTTTTGATATCCATTCCATCCTGAGTTCGGATAGTTTTGAATTGACCTTGTTTGCATTTGAAATGATAGTGCTGTTGGTGGATTAGTCGCATTCCCTGAGTTTGCAAGAAATTTGTCATATTCTTGAAGTGTTAATTTAGTTCTTTTTCTATCCTTGGAATAACCATTATTAACTGTCAACACTTTGAAAATGTCATTAGCTGAACTAGTACCTAATCTTGGATTATTAATCTGAACTATATCTCCTACTTGAACCAATGGATGGAGTGGAATTTCAGATGTTTGATTTGGTCTAGCAAATTTCAAATCCCACAATATATTATTTGCTAATGCAACAGCCTGAGAAGCATCTGTTATCAAATCTGTAATTGACCTAGATACTTCCATATATCTTCTTCCATACTTAGCTATTGACGATGCGTCTTGTGCAATAACAGGTGAGAAATTTTGAACTTTAACAACAATATAGTTCCTTACATCTGCATCTGTTATCTGTGATTCATCATCAGTTAAACTAGATTCATCTAATGTCATACTAACTGGAAGAGTTGTCCAATCCCTTATTACTGGTCTTAACAACAAAGTTCCATCTTCCATAAATCTTAATTCTTGACTAGCTGTATCTGCTAATAGCTGACAAGCATCCCAAAGATTAGTATCACTAGCTGTATATGGCTGTGTTGGTCTACCAATCATAAACATAGTTGGTGTTTGAACTGAAAGTGTTATTCCCAATTCAGGAGCAAAAGTATTAAGCATATCCTGAATCACTTGTTCTACTAAAAACAACGCATATGTAGGACTTTGATATATGTATTTGTCTTGTAGTAGTTTTGATTTATCTCTACATGATAGTTGTATTTGTGGTGATAGAGAACTTGCAGAAATATCATCACCAACATATGCTTCGAATTTTTTAATATATTCATAAGAGCCGTTGCTTTCTAGTATACCTTCAAATAGTTCTATTTTATGGTTTGAATCTAATATTGGGTCATAAACCCCACCTACTTGATTTATACTGCTAGTTCTGTTTTGTGGTGAATAGGTATAGTCATAATTGTCAATGACTAAATCCATTCTTCCTCCCCTGCTCTCATAATCATGAGTTGTGTTATAGGATACTACCCTATCTGAAATATCAATTGGTACTGCACCACTTGTATTTCTAGTAAGTTGCGCCTTTATATTAAAATTACGAACTGTACTATTTAAAGCATTAGTATAAAAACTTGATGCTGATAACATATTCTCACCACCTAACCTCTACTATTTTTTATCCATATATTACCGAATCCGATATTGTCATAAGCTATATCTGCTTGTATATCTATTCCATACCACTCTTCATTACTAGGATTTCTTGTTATATTCAGAGATTTTATCATAAGCATGTATTGAAACCCTTGTTCATCACTTACCATTACCTGACCATTCGATACTGCTGATTTTATTTGTTCAACATCCAATCTACAAGTATTAAAGGTTATTTGCCTTATTGAATTACTTAACAATAAGAATGAATTATTACTATAATTTGAGTATGATATTGAAAGGATATTATTTAATCCTGTTTTTGCTTTGCATATAAGATTAAGATTCACATAATCAATAAATAAAATATCTTTTGTATCTGTTAGCACTCCCATATAATAGTTGCTATTTTTTTGATACATAAATATTGATGTATATCTCTTTTTTAATCCCGAAAGATTGCTACTGTAATCATCAAACTGAAAAATAAGCGATTTTGCACCTGTCGATGTGTTGATTGTGTATATCTGACCATATGGGTTTAATGTAATAAAATTTGCATTATAATCCCATGCTATATCTTCAATGTACTTTGAATCGTCACTGTTATATATATATTTACGATTTGCAATCCCATTTTCGTCAGTTATTAATAGCTGATTCCCTGATGAGTTAGGATAGATAAAAGCCAATCCTGTATCCCAATCATTTATTGAAATTGGGTTTCCTGTTGGAAGTGTTACTCCATTACCACTAACAATTGTTTTTGTTCCAATTAAAGTATTGTCTTTTCCCTTAACATCAAATGCTCCACCAGTTTTTAATAGATACATATTTCCATTTACTCTTTTCTCTGAAACACCTATATAAGACCCTGTTATAGATGATGAGATTGCTTTAGTTGGCTTATCATAAATGTCAATTGAGAAACTTTGTGTTCCATTAAATAGTAGATTTGAATTTGAAATTAATCCGTTCACACCAATACCAACTGGATTTTGTGGAGACCAAGTTTTGCTTAATGACTTTGGATTATATTTTAATGTGTAATTCCCTAATGTCCACCTCATTTAATTACCCCCTATCAATCTTAGAAGCTGTTATCTGAATATTATACATTGTTAAGTAACCTGCTACTCTATCTATTGAATAGTTTGAAACTGTTATTTTTCTTTTTACACCCATATCATCAATCATATATAGGAATCCATTATTTTTTATGTTTTGCTCTATTGTGTATAGGTCTACATATAATGTATTTCCATTTGTAAATATAAGCTGACTTCCAGTTTGTGTCATAAATATAAAATTAGCTCCATCATATTCAATATCTACTATTGGTGTATAATTTGGCAATGAGAATGCATTGACTATGTTTCCTGTAGTTCTATCAATATGATATGCTCCTGTAATATCAGAATTATTAAATGAAACTATTAAGTAGTTGTTTATGATTGTCATTCCTTTATATCCCAAATTATTCGGAGATATAGGTGGTAGATTCACAGATTTTAATATATTAAAGCTCGTATCTGTCTGATATAATATGTTATTCTTTGTAACAAACCACAGATTACCATTATCATACTGGACTCCTGTTATTTGGCTACTAGTTATAGTCGCTATAGGACTAGAAGTATTTCCTGATGATGTAATGGTGCGAAGATTTTGAGTAACAGGTGAATCATCTAAAGCTATAATTGTTCCATTTGGTTCAACATCAAATGCTATAAGATTATTTACATTTCCACTCATTATATTTGTTGATTTTATAAAGCCAAAATTTGAGTTATATTGGTCTACGCCTTTAGTGGTATTATTTAATATATAGTAATTTCCACTTAACATTTTTACCCCACAACCATTTGGAACAGAAACCTGACTTAGTATTTTTGGCATACCCTGATAAAGAGTAGCTGAGAAATTGTATTGCTCTTGTAGGACTGTTGGTTGACTTATAAAAGTTCCATTTAAAGTTACTGCATTATCACCAATATAGTTTATTTGCTCACCATACTTATTAGGATTAATAACAAATGTATAGCTTCCTAATTGCCATCTATCTGACATTTACCTCACCCTTTCTTTTATACGTTAGGGAAAGAACCCCTACCTTAGTAGGAAGTTCCTTTCCATGACAAGTTGTTCATTCTTGTGTTTTTCTTAAACTCAGACATTGCTTTAGTTACAGCAGTTTCAACAACAGCTTCAATTCCTGCTTTGTCATAGTTACCTCCACCATCAATATTTACATTAACAGTTAGGTTGATTCCACCACCACTACTTGTATTTGACCCTGCTTGCATTGCCCCATTCACAAGGTCATCCAATTGCTTAGGTTGGAATATTGTTTCTGACTTTTGAAGAATTGCACTTAGTTCATTTGGTTTTAATCCTTGTGCTGATGCGAAGTTTGTAATACCTGCAATACCACCAGTATGATATAGATACTGAGAACCTACATAACCAGTTCTACCACCATATCCTACTTTTGCCCATCCGTTTTCCATTCCGTAGTATGTTACTGCGCCACCTTGAGGAATAACAGACATAACATTGTTACCATAACCTGCACTACTTCTGAAATTCAATGCAGTTCTAACATGCTTGATTGCACCACCGACTCCGCCACCGCCTGAACCTCCTCCGCCCCATCCTGTTACATACTGAGCACTTACCCATTGGTTTCCACCTAGATTAATGAATCCATTTTGCTCACTATATGCTAACCAAGATGTACCTGCAGGCAACAATCTGATTCTTGATGATTGATTTGCATCAGGAGAACTATGCAACCACACATTTGCTGTAGTTCTTACAGTCTGAGCACTTCCACCTACAGATGTAGTTGGAGGTGGTGAACTAG